TATTTTCGTTCCAGAAAAAAATGTCACAAAAAATATAATCATCAAAAATATAAGCCAAGTTTCCGCATAATATTTGCCCTTCTTTTTTTAAAAACAGCTTATAATAATCTTCATCTCCATAGAAAATTTCTTCAAAATTGTCTTTAAATTTATGTTCGTCAAAAGGGATTATAATTTTTTTAAATTGAGCTCTTGCAATTAAATAAACTTCTTTGTAGTCCACATCTTCTGTAAAGTGATATTTTTGCATTTGTTTGTTTATTTTATAAGTATATTATTTATAATAAAAAAGTATTTAAAAGTGTAAACTAAATTATGACACAAGGTATTAATAGAGAAGTGGCAAGAGAGGCTTTGTCTCCAGACCCTAGCCAACTTTTAGAATTTTTTTTAATTTATTACAACTATTCTCAAGATCAAAATAGTGTTTTGGCGGTTACTCCAATGCAAAAAGGAATTGGGCAAAAGATAACTTGGCAGGGTGTTGATTATCTTCCGCTCCCCATAAGGTCTGAAGGTTTTTCTTCAAAAGGCGATAATGAACTCCCTAGACCTAAATTACAAATATCAAACGCAGAATTAGTTTTATCAAAATATTTAAAAATATATAATAATTTTGTTGGCGCAAAAATAATCAGAAAAAGAACATTTGCTAAGTTTTTGGATGACGAAAACTTTGAAAATGGTGAAAACCCTTTTTTTGATCTATCTACACAGACTTCAATGGCAGATTTAAATTCTCATTTGCCAGATGAAGTTTTTTATATAAACAGAAGAGTTACTGAAACAAAAGAATTTGTCGAATTTGAATTATCCACTGTATTTGAGATGGATAATGTCTTTATTCCCAACAGAAATGTTTACTCAAGATACTGTACTTGGATTTATAGATGCAACGGATGCAGATATAACGGAAACCCCAAAACAACAAGCGACTCAAAAAACTTTACAGACTCTTCTGGAAATACTGTAACCCCCGCGACAAACAAAGGGCTGTGGAAAAGCACTCAAATATACAATAAAGGAGATTTTGTTTTTACTCAAATAGAAAATATGCCTATAAGAGGAGACTTTGAAACAGACTTAAATCAACCAGCAGAAATGTTAAAAACTTTTTATGTTTGCGTCGCTGATCAAACTTCTGGAAATGAAACTTTTCCGCCAAATTCAAATAGTTGGCAAAAAGATGAATGCGGCAAAAAAATAAGTGACTGCAAGTTAAGATTTTCTAGCAACTTAAGATTCGGAGGATTTCCAGGAACTCATGAATACCCGCCAAAACCATAACCTAAAACAAGATTTAATTCAATTTGCAGAGTCTTCTCCCATGAGAGAAGTGTGTGGGTTTGTATGCAAAAAAGAAGAAAAAATAGTTTTGCAAAAAGCAATAAATTATTCGAGTGATGATAGTTTTTTCTTAATAAACCCTATTGATTTTTTAGAAAGAAAACTTAGCGGAGAGTTAATTGCTATATTTCATAGTCATATAGATTCTGACGAAAAACCCTCAGATCTTGACAAAAAAAACTCTAAAAATTGCTTGTTCCCTTTTTTAATTTATTCTTTAGAAACAGAAAAATTTTCTTTATTTTGTGAGTCTTATTTCGAAACCGACGAAAAATGTGTAAATGACTTGAAGGGTATTTTGGATGACTAATATAATTATACATGGACTTTTAGGTAAAATTTACGGAAATTCTCACAAATTAAAAGTAAGGAGAATGAGTGAAATAATCCCAGCTATAAATGCAAATAATCCTGGATTTAAAAATGCCATCTTGTCTTACTTTAAATCAGACATGGATTATTGTTTTATTGACCCTCAGAATCCCGAAAAAAAGTACCAAAAACCCGAAGATTTTTTACAACAACAGCCTCCAAAAGAAATTCATATAGTTCCTTCTGTAGTTGGATCTGGCCCTGCGGCTTTTATACTTGCTGGTATTGCTGCCGCTGGAACAGGCGTTGCTGCCGCTTCTGTTTTGGGGGCGGGATTAAGTGGGTTTTTGGTTAGTTTAGGAGTGTCTCTGATATTGCAAGGAGTTTCAATGCTTCTTTTCCCATTGCCAGAAACAGCCAAAGAACAAAAAGCCGAATCTAAAATAGACACCTCTAGTTATATTTTTTCAACTACAAAAAACAACGCTGTTCAAGGCTTTCCTATTCCTCTGATTTATGGAGAAATTAAAATAGGATCTAATATTATTTCTACAAATGTAGTAAGTGAGGACATGGGATAATGCAGTTTTATAAAAATATTTTTAAAAACAAAACGAGTGTTTCTGTAGCTGGTTCAAAAGGAGCTAAACCAAGCTTCTTAATGCCTCCAGATGGATCTTTTACAAAAATAGGTTTTCAGTTATACGAGGCTTTAGATCTAATTGGAGAAGGTCCAATAGCAGGCTTAACAGACCAAAAAGGAAAATTATTAACATCTTTAAGAACAAAAAAAGAATTTTCTAATTCTGATAACGAAGTAGGGAGTTCTTCTGAAGGGGTAGACAAAGGAGTTTATTTTGATAATGTTCCTCTAAGGGATGAAAGAAACTCTCCGAATTTAGGTAAATATGATGTTTCCCTAAGAGTGGGAGAAGAATTTCAAGATGCTCCCTTAGTTGGGTCTACCCCAGAAAGAATTAAAAATTTCAAAAGACCAATAAAAGGCCCGTACAGTATGAGTGGGGCAGAAAATGGAGCAAGAACTGGATCTGGAAGTAGAGATGTAAGAAGAGAAGGAACCAGCGCAAGAGATTTTGTAAATTGGCAAAATTTTGTTCCAAGAGAGAGGAATCCAGAACCTTTTTTATATACAAATTATGACAAAAATATAAAAAAAATAACTTTAAACATGCAGATAGATCAACTTATGGATACAAAAAGTTTTTCTTCTGCATCTGAAAATGAAGCAGGTAGAAGTAAAATAGGAACTCATTTGCCAGCAACCATAACATTTGAAATAAAAGTTGGAAAACTTAATAGCGATGGGTCTTCTACAGAACAATTCGCTGTATTTACCACTAGAGCAGGAAAAAGCGTTTCTGTTGGTAATGGAAATGGCAGAGTGTCAATAACAGGCGTTATTACATCTCCATATTCTATATCTTTAGAAAATATACAAATTCCTGATTTAGAAGAAAATGATTTATATAATTTTGTAGAGATACAAAAAATAGAGCATGAAACAATTTCAAATTTGGTAAAAAGAGATGGAGGTATCAACTCTATAGTGGAAAGCGGTGATGAAAATTTTATATATCCAAATTCTGCTACAGTAAGCACATCTATAGATTCTAGATATTACCCCTCTGTCCCAGAAAGAACTTTTAGAGTAAAAGGTAAAAAGGTATTGATTCCAAGTAATTACCATCCTGTAAATAACTGTTCGATAGACAGAAGATTTTCTGAAGATGGGAGTTCTTCTGGAAGGGTTATATATGGAGATTTAAACTTTAATGGAGACTGTGCTGATTTGGATGGAACTGAATTATCCAGCAATAGAGATTGGGACGGATCTTTTAAATTAGGCTGGACAGACAATCCCGCATGGATTTATTTTGATTTATTGATTAACAATAGGTATGGAATAGGATCTTATTTAAGAGACGTTAATATTGTCGATAAATGGTCTCTTTATGAAATAGGAAGATATTGCGACGCTGTTAATGCTAATGGGGAGTTTGTGGGTCTTGATGACGGCTTTGGAGGGTTAGAGCCTAGATTTAGCTGCAATATATCTATAAAGGATCAAAAAAACGCTATAGAAGTATTGCAAGATTTGTCAAAAACTTTTAGAGCTATGACTTACTACAACAATGCTTCTGTTGGTGTTAGAGTTGATCGCCCTTACTTTTTTGAAGATTTTAATAGGTCCGAAGCTTTTGAAGAGTCTTTAACTAAAACCCTGCCTGAAAGTGACGAGTTTGTACCTCCAAAAAATTTAAAATTTCCACCCCATTTAATGTTTAACAACTTGAATGTTAAAGATGGTCAATTTGTTTATGCAGATACAGACAATACTCAAAAACTTTCAGCAATTGAAATTTCTTATTTAGACAAAAGATCTAATTTTACTGCGAAAACTGAATACGTAGAAGATGAAGAAACAATAAAAAAAGTAGGTATAAATTTAAAACAAGTTGCTGGATTAGGAATAACTTCAAGAGGGCAAGCAAATAGATTGGCAAAATACTTATTATTTGAATCTGCAAATACCACAGAGACGGTTTCTTTTAATGTTGGGTTTGAAGGCTTGTTGCTGCAACCTGGAGACATCGTTCAAGTAGACGATGAAATGAGAAACTTTTCAAAAAACTTTGGAACTGTTTTAACCACTTCTGGCCAAGAATATTATTTTAATCCAGATTCTACAGGAAAAGGCTTGACAAACATCGAAAGCGGATTGGGTCCAAAATCTATAATAGTAGAGCCTTCAATCAATAGCGATCAACTTGAACTAATAACCAAAGGAAATATTCATATTTACAACGGAATCGGAAGAAGCGGTATAGATGAGTTTTACAAAAATCCAACTTCTGATAACAAACTGTATCAAAAAATTCATAATCCTCAAACGATTTCATTAAAAATTGTAGAAGGGGGGTCTGGACTTAGTTATGATATTTTAGAAGAAGGTGTTGCTATTCATATTGACTCTGTTGGAACTTTTGCAGGAACAAATTACGCAACCGATACTAATGCTTTTACTCAGTGGTTTTCAGAAAATCCTGCAAATATAATTGCAGGCTCTGAATATTCAATAGATATTAGTGGAAGAAATCCGAAATACTACAGAGTTATAAATATAGAAGAAAATCCTGATTTTGGATATGGCGTTTTAGGGCTGATACACCATACTGGAAAATTTAAACTTATTGAAGAAAATGTTTCTTTTGATTTAGACGCTGATTCTTTTCAACCAGATTTAACAATAACAGATTTTACAAAACCTGCCGCCCCAATACAAGTTACAACTGGAGCTTTTTCATCTAATTTGGATGGTTCTTTAAATCTTCCTTTAGAAATTACTCCATCTGCGGCAATTCCTGGACAAAAATTTATTGTTTTTTTAGAAGAGCCTAACACAAATCAAATTATCTCTCAGGTTGATAAAGATTCTGGAGCTACAACAACAATTACACTAAGTGGGCAATCAAAAATAGATCAAATTGGAGATTATGAAATAAACATATTCTCAGAAAATACTACTCCAGTCGTAGCAAGAAGCAATAATGCATTCACAATAAATTTTACTACTCAAGCTTCTGATTTTGGACTAAACGTATCAACAGATTCTTTTGTCGAATATAAAGACATTAGTATTCTTACTGACTTTATAAACGGAGAATATGACAATGTTAATGAAACTGGATCTGCCAATGTATCGTTTGTAGAAAACGACCCAAACATAAATGCGACTTTTAACCTTGAATTTGAAGATATTTTTGGCAATAGCGACAATAATGTTTTGCAATCTATATCTAGCCAAGTGGTAAATTTATTAGATCGACAAGGAAATTTAAAAAAATCTTCTTTTAAAATACTAACAAATGAAACATCTTTTACGGTAAGCAATGAAGATTTAGATGAAGGGTTTGGATACACAGGAGATGCTAGATATTTTATACCTTCAGGATTAAAATTTCAGGCTGATTTTTTTACTTTAAGTGGGTCTGGAGACCTTTCAACAAACGGGCAGTTCATTGAGTTTGAAACTGAGGCTGGTTTTTACGAAGAGCCTCCAATGGTCTTTATCCAGCAAATTAAACAAGGTTCATTTGAAGATTCAGATGGAAGAGAAATAAAACAAAAGCAAATCGGAAGAGTCAGTTCGACAACTAGCGGATTTTTTGTGACAGGATTAATGCCTAATGAAACCAATTATGCTTATTTTGCTTCTCCCACTGGAGTATTTAAATTTGCAAATAATTCAAAAACAATTGAAGTAAAACAATTTAACAAAGGTCAAAATTCTGGATATATAGACTTAGAATTTGAAAATTCTTTTTCTTCTTTTCCTAAAGTAATAACTCAATTACAACAAGCAGACCACCCAACGGAAAGCTTATTTTGTTCTACTAACATTACAGGAAGCTCTGTATCTGGATTTAGCGTAAACGCTTTTGATGAAAACGGAAATGCTTTTGCTGCAAATAGCGTTTTTGGCTATATTGCTACAGATGAGGAATCTTTTAATATTTTATTAAATAACTCTTTGCCGCTTAATTCTATAAATATATCCTCTTCGGGAGCTAGCGGATTCAATACTATTGAAGACAATATTTTAGAAGAGTTTAACGGAACTGGCTATAGGTATAATTTTGATAATCAAATGATATTTAGCCAAAAAACAACAAGCGAATACCAAGAAGAGTTTTCTGTTATTCATAGGACTGGCAACCAAAATAAGGTAATAAATTATCTTATGGACATCAATGATTATCAGTCTGGAATTAAATTCAAAAACTCCGACGGATCAACAAATAATATTTCTTTAAGTGGTTCTTCTTTTGCTTATGAAGATGATATTAGCTTAGTTACTTGGGCTAGATTTTCCGAAGATTTAACAGGCAAACAATATTTAATGGAATACTCAAACGGAAATACGGGTATAGCATGGTTTCAGTCTGGAGATGGCAAGAACTATGTAAATATCAATGGAGAGGATTTTGAGGCTATTTCTACGCCAATAAACGATAACCAGCCTCACATGATACAAGTCGTTATTGATAGAGATCTTGAATTAGTCGGATATTTAGACGGGTCTTTAAATTATTCAAACTCTTCTATTACTGGAACTGACTTTACTGGTGATTTGTATCCATCAAGAAACAATATAAATTTGTTAGGAAATTCTTCTTTAACTGGAACTTCTTTAACTCAAGGATTGGCTTTAAATTATATGGCTTTTATAACAGGAGATCTTGTTACTGGAGATTATTACAGCGATCCTTATAGTTTTTTTACAGGATATAATTCTCATCCTAACACCAACTTTATGGTTTCTTTTTCTGGAAATAATTATCCAGTATTTACGGACGAGTTATCTAACTATAGTTCTGTTCAAGTCAACGGAGAGATTCAAAAATCAGATCAAATTATAAACAGGTTTTCACCTCATAGTTTTGATTTTATACAGATAGGAAACACAGGAACATTATGATATATAATGAAACAGTAATTGGGCAGCATCCAGCTAGAGACGGATACAGGTTAGAATTTTTTATTGAAAGCGAGGATTCTTCAAGTTTTCAAAGCGGATCAGGGTCTTTTGATGTGACTTTTCCCGAATTCGCGATAACTGGAATAGAGTTTGAAGGAAAAGAACAGGCTCAACTTCCTACTGGAGAAGGCTTGCAATTAATAGAAGATTTTAACATATTGACAGAAAAAATCAATTTAAGATGTTTTTTTTCTGGTGATCTTGATGGTCAAAGCGGGTTGGCCACTAGAAATATAAAACAATTGGCTATTTTTACTGGGCAATCTTTAACTTTTGATGCTGATTTTTTAAATGAGTCAAACCTTATATCGAAATCGTTAGCCCAAGTTGATGAAAATGCAGAATCTTTTGTTTTTTCCGTGACAAAAGACGCAATTAATCAAAGAATTGAAGAAAATATATGCTACAAGGTACTACCTTTGGACTTTCTAACATTTGGAAATGTTTCTGAAGGGGTTAGTGGAATTATGTTTAGCGGGTTTCAAGATACTCCAATAATTAATACTTCTGAGTATAGAATCAACAGACAAAACATAAGAGATATTGAGCTTTCTGAAGCTGGAACTGTTGATATTTTTACTGGGTCAAACTTAATTATTGAAGATGGATTAGTTCTTGATGTAGATATTGATTTTAGAATTAGAACCGATACGGAACAAGTAACAATATCTGGAGCAAATGGAGCTATTTTAACTTCAAGCAGTTCTAGCTTTCCCGTTATAAATAATCTTATAACAGTTGGAACTGGAAATAATTTGGCCGAATTTAATATATCCTCTCTTTTGGATGTAAACGGGAATAGAGAATCTTTTATTATTTCTGAATTATAATTTTTTATAAAGAGGTTTTGAATCTTCTTTGAATCCTTTATTTTTATAAAATTTATTTAATTTAGGGCAATTTGTTATATTGCCTACAGATATTGCATCGTATTTATAAAGAGTGTTTACATGCTTAAAACTTTCATTAAATATTTTTATTGAGAATTTGGGATTAGAAGACGCCCACATATATTCTAATAAAATTTTTTTATTTATTCTTGGGTCATAATTTTTCATCCACCAAATAAAGCTTTTTGGATCATTAAGTTTGTCAAAATAAAAATAAATAAAACAATCTTTAAACCTGCTAGGATTAGAAAAATAAGTTTTAATTGTTTCTATAGAGAAAGAGTATTGAAAATGAGATAGGCTCCCAAAATGAGAGCCTATCTTATCTGCAAGATCTATAAAATCTTTTGGTTCAGACGCTTTTTTAATGCATCCTAAATCAGTTTCAGCTATTAGCTTCATCTTCTTTTATTAGCTTCATAAGCTTCCTGCATTCTTTTGCAGGGACATCTTCCCAACTTTTCCAGCTTTTAATGCTTTCTGGATCATGTGAATATCTTTTTTGCGAATAAAACTTTCTAATCTTTTCGATTAAATCTTTGAAGCTTTTTCCTTTCATTCTTTCTTTTAAAATCCCTTGTGGAGAAATGTCTTTATTTGTAGAGATTTTTGAAGACTGTATAGGAGCTTTATCTTTAGAAGTGTCAATTTCATCATCACCAACAATATGAATTCCTAAAAAATTTCGAACAGCTCTTACAAAAGCTCTATTTTCAGCAATGCATTCTAAAAACTTTGCAGCAAATCCATTTGTGTTATTTAATGTTGCATTGGCAATAGATCCAAAAAAAGCACCTTCTGTGTTTTCGTAATTTTTGGAAAATTTAATATTGCATTTTGCAACGACTCTATCTTCAGAAGACTCTAAAACCACATAATCAACAGAATCAATTCCTCTTAATTTAGCAACCTCTTTAATTCCCGAAAGTTTAATTAGTAATTGGTGGTCTTCCAAGCCTTCAATAGACTCAGGGACTTGTTTTTTTCGCGTTTCGAACCAATCCCTGTTTGGGTACAAATGTTTTGGATCTACCATTGCTCTCCAGTTTACGGAGCCGTCTTCATTAAATTCATGGTCAACGGATTGAATAAGGCCGTTTTCATCGCGTTTCCAAATGTCAGGGCCATAGGGTTTTTTATTTTTCGTCATATAAATATAAGCTTTCTAATTCTTTTGATGAAACCTCATCATAAATAAAATTATTAGATGTGTCAAGTCTTTTTGCAGAAGATTCTGAATGAAATACTTTAGCTTCTGATACGAACCTTTTTTTCGAAATAAATTTTTGAGCTGAAATTTTTTCATGAGGTTTTTCAGCCTCTATAACATTGTAATCAAAATATCTTAATCTGACATCAGAAGCGTTTGCTTTCCCTTGGAGTTCGATTAGGATATTTATTTTTTTGCTTTTTAAAATTTTAAAAAAATAAGTAAGGTCTTTTTCTTCATCTTCCTTGTACTTAAAAATTACTTGTTTTAAATTGGGCATCCATTGTAAAAGATTAGTGTCAAAAACTGAATCTACATACAAATTTACAAAACTAAATTGACACCACCGAACAATATTTTCCGAATCCCAGTGAATATCTCCACGAATGTTAATTGCTTTATTTTTTAGCTCTGGAGAAATGGCAGAAAAATTAGGGATAATCTCTACAGTTTTACTGTGATAGGCGTTTCCTATTTTAATGGTTTTGAATTTTATATCTACAAAAATTTCTAAAAAATTTAAAATTTCTTGCGAGATTTTTTCTGGCTTTATTTCGTTTATTCTATCGCAATTAGTGCTAAAAGATGGCTTTTGTTGTTTAAAATCTGGCTCTAGGCATACGGCTTTATTTGTCTTGTTCCATAGTGGTTTTGCATTTTCTTTATATATATTGCTAAATAAACAAACAATAGGCTTATCGTAAACACTGGCAACATGCATAGGAAGGCTATCTACGCCAAAATGACCTTTTGAATTTTTTATTATATAATTCATCTGTCGATAAGAAGAAGGCATAAAAAAATCTACGCCATCAATTTTTTCATCTTTTGGCCCTCCTACTTGAACAATCTTAATATCTTTAATATGAGGTTTTATTAATGAAATTACTAAGTCCCAATATTTGTAATTTTTAGATGGCATTTTATTGGAAGCGTGAAATGTTACATATTTTTCAGGCAACCCTGGATAAAAATGATCACAAATTATAGGCTTTCCAATTTTAACACCTAAATCTTTTGCATAGACTTCAGCTATATGACTCATAGGACTTTACTTCTTTTATGTCTGAATTTGTTAATTCGTTGATTTTGTTTTTAATGTCAAAGCGATTGTCGTTTGTATAATAAACGTCTCTCGCTAATTGAATAAACTTTTCGCCAAAATCTTTTTTTCTTTCGCACTCTCTAATGTCGTCTTCAATCTTCCACAACTTTAAATTAGTTTTGTAAAGATCATTTTGCAAAGAATACAAATAATAACATTTTTTTTCAAAATATTCAGAGCTTGTCATTTGAAGTAATTTTTCGCCTAGCTCTTTTTTTTCTTTTTTTATTTCTTTTAGCTTGTCTTCATCCTTAATCATTTCTGATTTTATTTTAAGGATTGTTATTTTATCGACAAGCTCTCCTGCTGATATAGGTGTGTTAAATTTCATATAGCTCGAATTGTGTTTTATCTATTCCGTTGTGGTGATAATTATGAAAACGCTGGGTTCCGTAATGAGGCAAAAAAGCTAAATCAAATAAACCTTCATGCATTCCTTTCCCTTCTAAAAAATGAAGATTGTCAATTTCTTTTGAGTATGGCAAAACTTTATGAACCTCTGGATGATCCTCTATGTAATCAAAAAATTTAGGATTTGTAAATACATAAATATCATAAGATGGATAGCTTTTTTTTAAATTAGTCATTAAGGAGTTTAACCACAAAATATCTCCCGCCGATTCAGGCATTATTACGGCTATTTTTTTGCCTTCGTCTAATAAGTCTTCAAGATTTAATTGTTCATCATTTTTAGCCTCCCAATCAAAATCATAATTGATTTCAGGCATTTTGTCCAAAATCTCTTCAAGTTTTTTACCTACAGCATTTATAGAGTAGTTTTTTAAAGTCCATTCTCTTCCTTTAATGCCCTTTTCTTTTCGGGCTTTATCCGTCATTGAATAAACTTTTTTAAGCTGTTTGACTATGCTACTGGGAAAAGTAGAAGCCTTGATAAATTGAGTTCCTGGTTCTCTATATTCTGCCCATTGCAAAGGAAAACTTCCAGACTCTTCTGTTGAAGAGTCTTCTCCGCAAGAATAATCCGTAACAAGAGTAACAAGCTCCGCAAGCTTTGCTTCAAAAATTGGAATTTCCATGCCTCCGCTAGTAAACGGATGACAATAAACGTCCATAATATTATAAATTTCATTAAGCTGTTCTTCATTTACTCCGTGCTTAATATTTGTAGTATTAAAGGACTTTTTTGAGCCGCAGAAGGGACAGTCTTGCTTTTGATCTGTAAACGGACGTATTTCGTACTCTTCACAAACAGAACAAAAATAAGTAGTTAAAATATCTTCGTTGTTTATACCCTTTTCTTCAATCAAGCGTGGGATGTCCCACCCTTCCGACCAATGAGTGTGCAAAAGAAGCTTTGCTTTGGGACATTCTTTTTTAAATACTTTAAAAGCTTCAATTAAATTTGGAACGCTTTTTCTAAGTTGGTTTCTAAAGACAAAACCAATTATAAAATCATCAGAAAGGTTAAATTTTTTTCTTAGTTTTTGTTTTTCTTTTTTAGGCAAACAATAAAAGTCTTTAGGGTCTACGCTCCCATGCAGAGTTTTTACATGCTCGTGTCCCAATTCATTTAAGTCTCTTTCTGCAAACGAAGACCAAACATAAAAGTTTTTTGTTTTTGGCGCTGCTTCTACCGCTTGTGGTAAAATTGGTTGGCTATCCAAGGTTGTCCAAATCATGTTGTTTATTTTGTCCCACCAAGGCTTGTCCCAAAACCCTCCGAAGGCCCAAATATCTTGAATACCTAAATAAACATCAGGTTTGTATTCTTTTATGGCGAGATCTATAGTTTCAGCTCCATAACCAGCAGATCGAGCTCTACTAGGATTATTGTTTAACAAACTAAGTGTTGAAGGATTGTTGGGAAAAGATCCTTGGCATGTCCAAGGGCGCAAAGAGAGAGAAGGATCTCCCCATTTTGCATGGTTACAAAATTCTATTAAATCGTATTTACCTGTTGAGTATAAATACTTTAATATATTTTTCATGTTTTTGCCAAAGCCTGTATAAGCTTTAGCGCTGTCAGAATGAATTAAGATTTTTTTCTTTTTTTTCAAATGACGGCCTTATTAGTAGTTGAAGAATTTATTTAAGAAAAGTTCAAAGAATCCCTTCATGACCCTAGCTTCTGAAAGCTCAACACCCATCCCAAATCTTAAAGAAGAGTTTTTTACAATAGTAAAAGAAAACGCTCTTGTCTTATCTTTTTTTAAATAAGGCTTAAAAAGAATTTGAGTCTTATCATCATTGTAACTATGAAAAGCAGAAAATTCTGTATAGCTTTCAATAGCGTGAAGCATTCCTCCAACTTCATTCACGCCAAGCTTAACGTGTATGTTTTTCTCTTTGTCTGAGGCGTTTGCTTTAAAAGATCCTGTTCTTTTTTTACTATCCCAACTGGCCTGCTTAATTGACTGAATCAAGAAAGAAGGCTTCATTGGGTTTTGGTCTTTATCTTTTTCTACTATTTTAAAAGAAAAGGCGCACCCAGTATTACTAGAATTTGGCTTGTAAATATCATATTGCTTCATGCTTGATTATAAAGCAATAATGAAATTATTCTACATTATTGACGTATTAATATAGTCAGATTGTGCGGATTTTAATTCTTCAATATTGTAAGTTTTTACAGTCTGCATAGGGGTAAAAAACAACCTGTCCAAAGATTCTATATATTCTGGAAAAAACTTTTCAATTGTAGGTTTGATGTTTAAATAAACATACATAAAATGATTTAAAGATTTTTTCTTAGAAAAAGCTCCATAAGCGAAGAAATGAAACAAAATCTTACAAAGAAGGTCTTGAAAGACAAAAACTCTATTTATTTCTTTTTTAGATTCAAAAGTTTGCAAAAAGTCTTGAAGGTTTAAATTTTTAACTATTTCTGAATGTTTATGGTACAAAGATAAAAAACTTCTTACTTTTTTGTCGCTGTAGTATAATCCTGTATTATTAATACATTTTAAAAGACTATAATAAATATCTGAAACATGACTATGCTCAAAATTGATAAATTTAATGTACTCAGATTGATAAAGGATATTAGAAAATTTTAAATTCGAATGGCAAAAAACAGAAACATCTTCTTTGTAATTTGTATAAAATTTTTCTTTAATTAGATAAAGAAGTTCTTTGAACCCGTCTATTGATAGCCCTGTTAGTTTTTCAAACAAAACAAGTTCTTGAGGGTCAATTAAGTCTTTCGCTTCGCAGATGGAATTATTTTCTTCAAATTTATCTTTAAACGATGGGATTTTTAAAGTGCTTGATTCGTGAACCGTGTCTAAAACAGCCGAAAAAGTACCTAAATTATAAATGAATCCGTCTATCCCAATATTCTCCATATTGTCTCCATTTTCCCAAGAAGTAAGCAAAAATTCTATTCCGTATTCGTCATTTAGCTCATAATTGATCAATTCAGGGCAGACTAAAGGATTTATTGTTTTTAAAGCTTCTTTTTCTGTTTGGAGTTTTTTGTTTTCTGGATCTGTGCTAACTTTTAATAAGTATTTTTTATTTTTGTTTGTTATTGAATAACTGGTATAGAAAAAATTTTCATTAATTACTTTAATTTGAAAATTCTCTAACAGAACTATGTTTTTTAAATATTTTTCAATTAGGCTTTTTTCAAATTCAGAAGCTTCTTTATTTTCTTTTTTTGGATTGGGGTCAACCAATACGTAATTTTTAAAGCCAGCTTGTTTTTCCATAAAGCTATATTACACAAAAAAAGCGGTATTTCTACCGCTTTGAATTTTATACTTGGACGCTTCCCATTGAAAAACTTTTTAAGCTTGTTTTTGCGAACTTTCTAACTCTATTTGAGTTTCTGTCTCGCACTAAAACGTACTCAGGGGTTTCTCGAATAAACTTAGCGTTAAGATTTTCACCTTGCCGAGTTTTTAGGCCGAAAAAGCGACCTTTGCTTTCATTCATCGCTTTGACGATATTATTTACTTTTTTATTTTTTTTCATTTTTTTTGTATTGTTTAAAAACCTATTCTTTTTTTACAGTTTAGCTGTTTTAAAGATCTGTTTTTAACTTCTTCTTTAGGTATATCTAGTTTTTGAGAAAAAATATAATGTACAGTATCCATTCTAACTGAAAAATATTTATTTTCTAAAGATTTAGACCAATTTTGCATTATATTTTTATATTTTTTATAAAAATCTTCGTAATCGTTTGATGACTTAAATTCAGAATCGGCAAGTTTTTTTTCCATTTCTTTGGCTTCTTCTGGCCTGACTATATTTAACTTTTTGGTTTGAGCTCCAGATTCATCAAGAACATCAAAAACTTTATCTGGAAACTTTTGATCTACTAAGCAAATATCACATAAATCTACAATTTCTTGTAGTACATTTTTTTTGTACTTTACTTTGTGAAATTTTTCGTAATTTTTTTTGGCTAAAGTTACTATTTTTAAAGTCTCTTCTTTTGTCGGCTCGTTTATTTCTATCTTTTCAAACCTTCTGTTTAAAGCAGAGTCCCTTGAAAAATATCTTTCGTATTCATCGCTCGTTGTAGCTCCTATGCAAGATATATTTCCTCTAGACAAGGCTGGCTTTATAATATTTGCAAAATCTAAACTCCCTTCTTGTCCTCCTGCTCCTATAATAGTGTGAATTTCATCTATAAACAAAATATATTTTTGTTCTTCTGAAAGTTTTTTCAAAATATTTTTTATTTTTTCTTCTAGTTGTCCTCTAAAAATAGTTCCCGAAACCAACGAAGCAAGATCTAAAGAAATTATTTGCTTGTTTAATAAAAGATCTGGGCAATTTCTTTTTTGTATTTTTTCTGCAAGTCCTTCTGCAATGGCTGATTTTCCTACTCCAGCATCTCCTACTAAAATGACATTGCTTTTGTTCTTTTTTAGTAAAATTTGAAATATTCTATTGATTTCTTTTTCTCTTCCAAAAATTTCAAGATCTTTTTTTTCTAAAGCTTTTTCATTTAAGTTTTCGCAAAATGAAGAAATATCAAAAGAATTAGAGTTTTGTTCTGAATGCGAGGGGCTTGCGGCATAAACTGGCTCTTCTTCTCCTTCTATCCCGTTTTCAATAGCATTTTTTAATTTGCATTTAAAATCTTCAATATTTATTTCAAAAAAATTAAAAAATTCAATAACATCTTGCCTAGTTTCCAAAATAGAAACAAGAATATGATCAATTCCAATATATCCGCTTGCAAATTTAGAAGCGATAACAGAAGCTCCTTCTAAGATGGACCTGATTTCGGGAGCAAATATTTGTTTTTTCCTTTTAGGCTCTTTGTATTCGGACAAAACAACTTCAAAATTTTGAACAATTGCTTCTTTTGAAATTTCACTAATATCTAGAACATGATCTATATTGATATGATCTAAATAAAGTATCGATAAAAAAAGATGGGCATCTATAGTCTTTAAATGATCGAACTTTTCAGCCACCAATTGAGAATTTTCAATTGCTTTTTTTGCAGACGGAGTTAGGTTAAATTTTGAAAAATCCATTACTTAATTTCTGAAAGTTTTGTGTAAATTTTTTCGTCTAGGATGGATAGGTTATCTCCAAAAATGATATTATCAGATTTTGAGCCATGAATAAATACTATTTGATTTTCTTTTGGCGTTTTTCCTCCATTATTTACATAACGATCTAAATTAGCATCTCTACGATTATTTATTATCATAAAATTTGCTTTTCCAAAATCATCTTGAACCTCCACCATCATATACTTGTTTCCGCTACCGCTTTTTCGAGTAACGCACTTGGTAACTACTCCAACTAATTTTACTCTGTCATTTTTTTGCACAGATTTCAAGTCCAAAGTATTAACCAAATTAGAACAGTTTTTAAACACTTTTTTGATTTCTGTAGAGTGGCTGTATCCTAAATACTTTGTTTCAAAAAACCAATTTGCAAATTTTAAATGTTTTCTGTTTTTTTCGTAAATCAATCTGTAAGAAGAGTATTTTTTCTTATAGGTCTCGAATCTTGATTTTTTCATAATCAATTTGTTATCGTCGCCAACTAAAGATTCAGTAATAAAAGATTGTACTGTTTTTAAAATGTCAAAATTAAATTTTTCTCCAAGCTGAATTGCATTTCTCTTTTCTCTTTCTGTTAAAATATTAAAAGATTGAGCTTCTAAAACCAACCTGCATCGATTAGGTATTTCGTTAATTTTTTCACAAAAAGAGTCCATTACGCCTCCTTGAATTAATCCAGACAAAACTCCAATGTTTATCCCGCATTGTTTTGCTGTTAAAAAAACATCATATTTTGTTTGATTATTTTGTTGGGCGTCTCTAAATTCAATTAAATTTTCTAAAGTTTTCTCGGAAACGCCTTTTATGCTGTTTAATCCATACCTAATATTGTTTCCTTCTATATCAAAGTCAATATTAGATTTTGATAAGTCAGGAGGTAGTAGTTTTATATTAAATAAACACAGTTCCTGATTAACCAAAGCGATTTCTGCGTGAGAATCTGGCTCATGCTTTGTCATTTTAAGAAGGCTTAAAAAGAACTCCTTGGGATATTTAAATTTTAAATATGCTGTCATTGCGCTTACAGTGGCGTATGAAACAGCGTGGCTTTTATTAAAACTATACTTAGCGCTATCTTCAGCAACTTTCCAAAGAACTTCTCCAACATTTTTATCTAGGTTGTTTTCTTCAATCTTGTTTTTTATTTTTTCTTCCCATGTTGCCATTTCTTTGATTTTTTTCTTGCCGACGCAGTTATGAATAATCATTCCATTTGCAACTATGAAAGGAGTAGATTCATCTACCGAAAAGTCAAACACCTCAACTTCTCTAATTTCTTTATTTAAATTTTTTACTTTTGAAAAATTAAGGCTTCCTTTGGCAAATTGTTGCCATTTTGAGTCTTTAGATTTTTTACAAAACTTTTTAAATACATCAGTATTAATATTTGTTCCGTTTTTATAAAGCCTCCCACTTGCACATTTTAAAGAATTAGGTACGTGTGGATACTGGTTCATAAATTTTTGAACAATATTAAAAGGAATATCTTCTCCTGTTGATCCTGAAAAACAGGAGTTTTCTTTTTTTGATAAGTGCTTGTCTATTTTTTTTAATTTGTACTCTTGAAGATATTCAGAAAAATTTTCTCTAAATAGTTTTAAGTGCTTAGCTTTCATAGAAGATGAAACATGCAAAACATGGTAATCTCCATATTCTTTATTTTTCTTAATGTTTGTGTACGTTCTTATTCCGTATTGACAAAAAAGCAACTGAACCTTGTTTATTAACCCTCTACTTTTTGAAGTAATAGAAAGTTCTTGTTCTGTTATTGTTCCTTCGCAAGCAAAAACAAAAGATATAAACTTTGATATTGTATTTTTATCTTGTCTAAAAATTATTTCTGGAATTGTTTTGTTGGCGCTTTTGCCTCTTTTCATGTATTTTAGCAATACATTTTGAGCTAACAAGGTTAAACCTATTACTTTGCCACATTTTCTTTGTCTAACATTGTCAGACCCAAAAACCTTTATTGAGCTTTTTAAAAATTGATCATAAACGTCTTTATCAAAATTAGTAAATGTTGCCATTTTTCCATGAACAAAATACCCTTCTGTCATCATTCCAGCTAAAACTACAGCAAGATCACTACTTATAGTTTTTTGACCAAAATTATCAGCATTAAAAGTAATCCCTAGATAGTCACTATTTAATAATCTATTTCTAGCTTTCCAACCATTATCAGTAAAAAACTGATGATGTTGAGACGCCTTTACAGTCATTCCATTGTCCGCTTCTACATATTTAACTTGCTTTTTCCCATTAGACCAAATATCAGAAATAGGTTTCCAAATTTCATTTCCCCATTCGTCAATTAGTAAAAACTCATCATCTTTGTAACCTTCTTTAAGCAGGTCATCTATTTTTATCCATCCTCTGCTTTTCGACATGAATCTGGTATCCCCAGTAACGCATCGCCTAATTTGCTCAGATTCATCTAACGTAAATCCTACCTTTACCGCCATCTTCATTAACTGCTCTTGAAACAAGGGGATGCCTCCAGTATAAGAAAGAATATCGTCAAAAAAGCTATTTACAGATTGAAATTCTCCAGTTTTTACGTAATCAGAATAAGTATTTAAGTAATCAAGAGCTCCTGGACGAGCAATAGCAACAACCGCAGATAATTGCTCTAAATTTTTAGGCTCTATTTTTTTACAAACTTTAAAATTTGTATCAGCTTCAATTTGAAAAAGGCCCTTGGAAGCTTCAATATTTTTAAAATTTTTATAAAGATTTTCGTCTTCCGTATCTATATCTTCAATGTTTTTATTTAGTTGTTTGCATGTATCATGAATAACAGAAAGTGTCCTTAACCCCAATATGTCAAACTTTACCATTAAAGAGGCTACATCATTCATGTCGTAAGCTGAAACAAGCTGCCCATCATTTGTTTTTTGCATGGGCATTATTTGCTCAACTTGACAAGAGCTAATAGCAATTCCCGAAGGGTGAACTCCTGTATTTTTATTCAAACCTTCTAATTTTTTTGCTATTTCAAATGTTTTTTTATTGCGATTTGCAAATTTTTTAAATTTATCACTTTCGTCATAAGCTTTTTGAAGATTTGCCACTTTCCCAAACTCTTTAGGAATAAAAGAACTAATTTCATTAACTTCCTCTTCCGACATTCCCGCAACAATTTTCGCGCATTCTTTAATGCATAATTTGCTGCTTAAAGTATTAAGAGTTAGAATTTTGCAGGTTTTCCCTTTGTGTTTTTTTTCAATATATTCAATAACTTCGCTTCTTCTGTCATACGATATATCATTATCAACATCGGGGCAAAGAGATCCGTCAATATAATCTATTCCTTTGTGAGTTATTTTTTTAGCTCTGCTTTTGGAAACAAATCTTTCAAAGAACAAATCATATTTTATTGGATCAATGTCTGTTACCTTAAGAAGGTACAAGACTAGAGACCCTGCTGCTGATCCTCTTCCTGGACCTGTAGGTATCTCATTGCGATGGCAAAAATTAAGAACGTCCCAATTTAAAAGAATATAATCTACAAAACCAAGCTCTTGCAATACAGACAGTTCCATTTTTACTCTGTCGTAATACTCGTTTTTATTTTTTAGTTTGTTTATTTGCCTTTGCTCGACCCCTCTTAAGCACAAAGCTCTAAGCAAATTAAAATTTGAAGTCTTAGGGTCTAAATCTAAATCATAATAAACTTTCCTTTCTACTTCAATTTTTGGCAAGATTACTCCTGCTGGCATTGGGTCTGCGTAAGGCTTTAAATTTAACATTTTTTATTTTGTTTTTAGCTATCTGCTTGATTAGCAATTAAAGAAAGAAGGTCTTGAATATTGCAGATAGGCTTGCTTTCTGACCAATTTGCAGCTTTTGCCTGCATTTTTTTTCTTCCCATGTCGTTTTCCCAGCAATACCAAAGCATCCACTCTTCATCATCTTTTAAAAAGCTTTCTAAAGAGTCCGTGTAACTATCAAATACTAGATGCATTGATTTACTCATTTTACTTTCGGGACTAATGTAAAAAACATCTTTTAGCTTATTATACTCTTTTTCTAAAGTGAAAAAACTTTTCTCCCATTTTTCTAACAAAGCTAAGTGATTAAAGTTAGATGTTGTTGTTTTTTTATCTGCTCCAATAAACTTGTCCGCAAGAGAGTTAGAAACTACCTTTTCGTCAACTCCCATTGCATCAGCAATAACGGCCTGAGCTTCTGCCATAACCGCTCGTGACAGCATAGTGCCATCATCGTTTGTGACTTTTTCGCGAAGGTAATCGCAGGCGTAAGTATGAGGGTATCTTGAGTCTACTTTGTCCATAATTTAAATTTAGTTCTGTATTTGTTTTTTAAATGTCTAATTCCCAAATTTGTTTTTGAAAAATCTCAAAGTTTTTTTCAACATCATAAATACCATCGTGAAGTTTTGATTCTTCGAAGTCTATTTCGTATTTTTGTAGCAAAAATTTTTGATTTGTTTTTATTTTTCTTTCTCTATGGTTTAAAAATTTAATTTGCCAAGATAGAAAATCTTCTTTATCAGGAGTTTTATTTTCTTTTGCAAGTGCCATTGCCACGGCCTTTGTGTCAAAAATTCTACTAACAAAAGAGTAGTCAATTTTTAATCCTAATTTTTTTGCTAATACCCCCAAAATATAGATGTCATAGCCAAGAATATTTTGGCCGACAATTATAAAATCTTTTTGATTTAATTTGTTTATTATTTCTGAATATACAGACAGAGGACTTTCTGTTTTAAAAACTTTTTCATCAATCCGATATGTTTTGTTTTGCAAACCTTCATCGAAGTAATATCTTTTGTCAAATCTAGTTACTATAGCAGCCGCATTGCTGATGTCTAAATCATCCCACCAAATAAATTTATTTTTTCTGGCGGTTATTTTTTTTCCCACTGCTTCTATCCAGCTAATTTGCCAAGGGCGAGAAGAAACGAGGTTGAGACCCTCTGTTTCCGCGTCAAAATTAATATATTTTTGATTAAATTTAAATCTTAATAAGTCTTCCATTATTTTTCCCAATCTTCTATGCAAAAACAATCGCTCCCAAAAGCCTCAAGATTTGGGTTTGATAAATCAAAATTTCTACCCATTTGTCTATTACAAGCCACTTTATAAGTTTGAAAAGCTTCAATATCTTTTTTCTTTTCGTAATAAATTGACTTTGATTTAATTATTTTTCTTTTGGGGTTTGACATAACGCAGCGCTTTACTGCTTCTTCAATAAACTGGTCAAAAGGTAAGTTATTTTGTTCTATAAAAAAAATTATTTTATCTGGTATGCTTGGCATGCAGTTAGAAAAACTAACTAAATTTTTATGAAGAAAGGAGTCATAAAACGGAACTACAAATTTTAAGTTTTTATAATCATCCCAAGGGGTTTTTAACTTTTCATTAAAACTTCTTGTGTAAAGATCATATAACTCTTTGCATCCATCGTCCCCACTAGCAAAGACAACCATTCTGCTTTTTGAATCTTCTGATTCGTCATCATTAAAAACAAAAAACCTATATCCAAATCTCAATTTTTCTCCAAATACCCTAAAGGCTTCTGGAAAACTAACCATAGTATCTTCTACAAAATAAACTTCATCAAGTTTGTTTTGGTCAGATATTCGTTTTACATCTTCAATACGAAGAATGCTTTTGCCAATCGAAGCATGTGTTTTGAACAAAGGTAACATACTTCTTATGTTATTTAGGTTTTACACAAAGTCAATTATAAAAGTGTGGACATCCTAAATATTCTTGTTTTTCAAAACTTCCGTTTTCTGGAACATCTTCTTCTGAAAAATCTTCTTCAAAAACAGATTTTAAAAAATTACCTTTTGAATCTAAAATTTTAACATAAGAAAACGGATGCCTCATTGGGCATGCCCACATTGGAGATCCATCTATTTTTAATTGCCCCTTTGTTTTGGCAAAACCGCACATTAAAGGGCCGCTAAAGCTCTTATCGGTAGGATACCTCTTTTTTGCTGCAAAATTAGATTTTGCGTCATTTTCGTCGAAGTTTTCTAACCAGTTTTGAATAGAAGATAGTTGTATTTCGAATCCATCCATATCATCCTCTTCAATGGATTCCATTTTTAATCTTCCTTTATTTTTTAAGTCGAATTTTAAAAACAAAAATTCTGATTGCCTGTTCTCATATTCTGGAAAAAGATGTTTTATAGCTAAACAATATATGTAGTCTTGCAAGTTATCTGAAATTTCTTTTCCTTGAAATACTGATTTTGAAGTTTTGTAGTCTCTTATCAACGCTATTTTTTTATCTTTGTACAAAAAAAGCTGGTCAATAAAACCTCTAATGTGATAGCCGTTAGCTTCTATATCAAAATTTAACTCTGCATGAGCTTCGTCAGGAACGCCTAGTTCTTCTCCATGAAAATCACAACTTAATCCATTAAGAATCATTTCTTTAATCAAAGCCATGTTTTCTTCGTCATCTACTTTTAGCTCTTTGGCCATAGATGTTATCATCTTTTTCACGGCAGGAACGCAAAAAGGGTCTTGATTTTTTACAATCTTATTGTAGTAATTTTTTGTTTTTAATTTTGATAAATACTCAAAAACATTATGACACACAGATCCTCTGCTCGCTCCATCATTACTCTTGTCTGGAAGTTTTAAGATATAAGAACAATAGTACCTCCAACTACAAGATTGAGCTGTTTTTATTCTACTAGCAGATAATTTTACTTTCATTTTTTTAAAATTTTTATTAACTTTTTGCAATCGACACTTTTACTTAGTTTTTCCGACGTTTGTATTTTTTTTACTATCCAAAGCTGAATTTTTGGATCGCTTAAAGCCCAACGGTCTTTTCTTTGATACCATGTTTCAAAACATTCATTTTCTTGAAGCATGTCTCCAAAGTCGTTACTTGTTGGAGGGTTAATTTTTATTAAGTCTAAGTCAAAAATTTGAGATAACTTAGCTGCTGTTTTTATTGCAGCAATTTGACCTCCATTCTCTTCTTTTGAAGAATCGTCATTTGTAGATATTATAATCCTATCTAAATCAAATGCATTTAAATAAGATATAAGTTTTGATGACGCAGTTAAACCAAATGTAACAAGAACATTTTTGTATCCAGACTGATTCAAAGCTAAACAATCCCCTATGCTTTCGACCAAAATAACTTCTTTTTTTTCGCTAATGTGGTCTCGTGAAATATGATGTGGATAAATCCAATTATGTTTTTTGCCTATATGTTTCCATTTTGGAGGCTGAATTCCTGTCGAAGAGTCTTTCTGAGTTGCAACAGTTCTTCCCGAAAAGCCATGTATTTGCCCATCTAAATTATAAATAGGAAAAACAATGCGCCTATACATTTTTCCTGAGCCTGCATACCCGCAATCAAATTCTTTTTGAACAGAAATTTGTATTTTCTTTTTTTCGTAAAACTCAGTAATTGGCAAAAGTTCTTGCAAATATTCTTTTGGATAAATTTTTTCCATTTCTATTCTTTCATAAATTACTTGTTTGGGCTGGTTGCTTTGAGAGCCATTAATTAAATACTGCTTTAGTATTTTAGGGTCTTTTGTTTTTAAAGTTTCTTGAACTAAAAGTTCAAAAGGCTTTGATTGTTCATCCCCTCCAAAATCTCTCCAAACTCCAGAGTTTTTGTAAATGAGGACTGACGTTGCTGTTTTTCCATTTCTGTAAACAGCGCGAGTTCTCCAATGATCTCCAAAATCTTGAAGCCTGTACCCTAATTTTTCTAATGAGGATTTGTAAGAGCTCATAAATCATCAAACGAAGGAACATTATCGACAGAATCTGTAGATAAATCTTCAGAAGAATTTCTAAAATAAACAATATCTCTTAAATCCCCACATTCTGTTATGTTAAAGTTTCTAAAAGATAAATTAATGAAGTTTTTTCTAAGATCGTCTCCTACTTGAACAGGCTCTACCGCACCAGCAACATCTTTACCCAAGTGTCTAGATTTTACATTAATTAATTTGTGCGTCCCAAATTGACTACCCTCTTCTGCCATTTCGTCATTAGTTTTTTGTCTTAAAATAAACATGTGAGAGCAAAACTGAGTGATCCTGTCAGAAAGAGAAACCACAGATTCGTCGTCAATAATGTTAGAGCTATTTCTGTTTGTTGTTATTCCGCTTCTATTGGACTGCACAGATGTAATCATTGGTATTACTGGAGCTCCGTCTTCCAAAATTTCTTTTTGGATGGTTTTTTTAAACTTGTCTACCATTTCTCCTACAAGCTGCCATTCATTTTTATTGCCAAATCCGCTATCTGAAGAGGTCTTAATATAATCAAAAGAAAATATCATTTTGTTTCCTCTGCCCACTTTAGAATAATAAAACCTTTTTAATGTGTTAATCATGGAATCTACTTCCATTCCTCCTACATTATAATAGTAAAATTTTAAATTTTTTATTTTTTTCCAAACGCTTCTTACTTTTTGAACGGTTTCGTCTCCAGCCTGCCTCCATTTGCCACTTTCTAATAAGTGGGGAGGAACTCCAGAAAGAGCTGCACATTGACGAATTACCAGTTCATCTTTGCTCATTTCTCCATTATCAAAATGCAATACAGGTACATCATATTTTGCGGAAACCTTAGTGGAATAATCCATGCATAATTGAGTGTTATGCGTAACAATAAATTCATCAATAATGTATAAATGCTCTTTTTCGTCAATTTGTATGCATCGGCAGTCTTCTTTTTTTTCTAGTTTTTGAACGGCTACAATTTGAAGTTTTGTAGAGTTTTCGTTTCTAAAATCAGGGATTTCAATTTTAACTTTGAATATGTCATCGTCAGAAATTTTTAAACTTGAAATTTTTGCTTTTGCCCCCAAAGCCCATGCAAATTTTTGAACTTTTTCTGCTAATGTTTTTGTTTTTGTTAGGTAATTTAAACTGTTAGGATCTTCTTGAGAAGATTCCGTCCTTTCTTTAATAAAGAGTTTTAATTTTTTTAGTTTTTCTTCATAATTTTTGATTTCAGGAACTAAAGGAATGTAAACTTCATGGCCTTCGTTTAATACATTTTTAATTTGTTGCGTATCTGAAACTACCCAGTTAGACTTAAAACTTTTGTTTTTGTAAGAGACTTTCCATAAGTGCTCTAATCCACAATCACTATATCTTCCATCTTCAAAAGTCACTCTATAGACATCTTTATTCTTATGGTCAAATGTTTTTAAAACTTTTGAAATTTTTCCATTAGGACAAACAACCTCAGACCCTACTGAAATATTTCTCATTTCAGTAAAACCGTCAGGAGTTAATACCTTTGTGTATAAAGGGTTCATTTTGCCGACTCCTGAGCGAGCAACAAATACCGTAATATTCCCTGGTCTTAAAAGAGAGCCATAAATATCATTAACTTTTTTATGTGGCCCCATCATGCCAAATTCTTCAATAGGGTTATTTCCTCTTTCTTCAATGAATTCCTCCATTGAGTCGTAAATGTTTTCTGGAACATCGTTGCCCACTTCAAATAAATTTACTTTATCGTTGTAAATTTTATCCGCAGATTCAATTATGCCTAAATACGATTCATTTGGAGACATAGTTTTCATCGAATCAGCTATGTCTTTTGCTGTTTTGTATATTTCTCGCCTTACGCTATACTTTTTTAATTCTTGGACAACAGATTTGATTTTTTCTTCGGAATGAATCTTTCTCATCGACAATGATTTTACATAATCAATAAGAGACAGATCTTCTTCGAATTTTATTCCAAGCTCTTTAACTCTTTGAACCAATACAACTTCGTCAATAGACTCTTCTTGTTGGCAGGCTTTTTTTAAAACAGCAAAAAGAGTCTTATGTAAAAGAGAGCCATTGTGAAAATCGGCCTCGCTAATCAAATGATTAAAATTTACTAAAAGCTTGGGCTTTTGTATGAAAGCTGCTAAAACTTGTTTTTCAATTTCAAGACTATATATCATCCTCTTATATTATCACAAAAGGCAAAATAGTCAAGAAGTTTTTAATGCTGGCTTATTTCAAGATTGTTTTGACTGTAATTTTTTAAAAAATTTTCCATTGATTTAAGTAGCCCCGATTCAGTAATTTGAGAATCACAACTTGTGTATATTATTGGACTACCTTCTTCATCGCAATAAGCAATAAAAAAACCTTTGTAACAATCTGCGCCTCCAGTTAGTTCGTACAGTTGGTTTAAAATAGCTTCTGGAAGCTGAAATTGTTTAAATTTAGGTTTTTCCATTTGTGTTATATTACACCGAATGCAGCATTTTTATAAAAAAATCTTCAGATAATTCATCGTCTGGATAAATTTCTATAAGTTTGATGTCGTTTAATTCGCAAAATTCCATTTTTTTATCATCTCTGCGAATTTGTCTTAAAAAATTAGCTTTTGTTTTGTGAAAGTGTTTTACAAACTTAAAATGTTGAGCTCCTTGAACTTCTATTGCTATTTTTTTTGTGTGATTGTAAAAATCCAAAGAAAGCTTGGTTCCTATTATGGGAAATTCTTCGTAAACGCTATCGTATTTCCAATAATTATACAAATACTTTCTCACTTCAGACTGAAATTTGCTTCTGCATTTGCCGTTCCATTTTATCTTGAATCTAAATGGATTTTTTAAATATTTTTCTTTTCCAGATGTGATGGATTTAAATTTCATTTTTTTATTTTATTTTAAAAGTAGCCCCTCTGGTGCGCCCGACCGAGAAAAGCTCAGTCCATTAAGCGTCCGCAATGCAGACCAAAGGCGTGAGAGGTGTTATTGTGTAAGTTCCACCCAGATTTGAACTGGGGACTCCGAATGTGACTACGGGATTTTTGCCGATTAAACTATGGAACTAAAGGGCTAGCCTGTGGAATTCGCATACCCACATTCACCATGATCAAGCATGGAGTCTTATCGCTATTAGAGGAAGGCTAGTGAATAACATATTATAAGTAAACGCTCGATACTCAGTTATTTATATAATATATTAAGTCTTATTTTGTTACAAGTTCTGGGGTCTATTTGTAAAAAGAACCACCTCCCAAATTGCGCTTCATTGAGTGGCGTGGGAAGTTTGATAAAGAAAACACCCCCTGAATTACGCACCAACCCTAACGCACTCGTCAGCACTTGGGAAGGAATTAGCAACCAATTTGGAAGCCAGAGGCGCAGGGGGCCTACTAAACCCATAGGTTGCGAATCTACGGGCACTGCAACGCTCAAAAGACATTTGCAGGAAGTCTAAAAAAGCTGAGGAACCGAACAATGAAAACCTCGTTACATTTGTTTCCAAGCACTTAAAGCTGTCCCAGTTCTGTTTCTGGTTTGTTAGTCGGTTTTTAAAGAAGCCTCTTTACTTATCGGGCGAAAGAGGAAAAAGCCATATCCAAAGCCATAAGGCTTGGAGGATCTGCCGCGCAGCATTAAGAATGCCCAAGGCTCTTCACAATCGCTAAGGACTGGATAGGAGGATCAAGGGCCAGAGATGAGAAAGAACAGAAGAACCTTGACGTTACATAAAGATCTAAAAAATCAAAACTATAGATATGCAAGAGGTCAAGGCCATATTATATACTATTACACAGATTCGTGTATGTTTGACTTAAAATAATCAACTAAAAATTTAGAAAGCTTTTCGTTACCTTCTATCGTTTTAAAAAGGTTATTTTCGCCTTGAATACTGTTGGGAAGATCTGGAGCAACTTCTTTGACTAATTCTTTTAATTCTTCTTCTATCATGATCCACGCTCCCTTTTTCCTAATAAATTCCCACATGTACATTAAATCAATTAATTCTTTTTCTACCCAAATAGATTTTCCACCTACTCTTCCATACTTAATAGGATAAAGAATTTTATTGTTTGTTTTTTCGTTTGGAGACTTTTTAATTGTTACTTTTGCCCAATGACCAATAATAGGATTCGTTTTTAAATCTACAGTTTTTTTAGTTGGATCTTGAACAATTAAATCTGTTTTAAATCTAGGTTCAAATTCCATAATGTAATTAGCAAAATGGAGCAATGCATTTCCTCCTGTAGCCGTAGTTTGTCGAACAGGAGCTTTTGAGTATGGATCTAAAGTAATATCAGCCCTTACTTGACTAATAAAAAAAGCCATGTGTCCTCTTTTAGCAAGCTTAATAGACATTCTTTTCATAAAGTTGGCTGCGATTACTGCTCCCCCAGCAACTTTATTAGAGTCGTAAAAAGACTTTTCAATATCTTGTTTAGAAATCAAGCCATCTACAGAATCAAGCAAAAAACAATATTTATTTTTTTCCTCGTTTTGTTCTACAAGTTGGTGTATAGCGTCAACAACAACTTCGTAAATATTACTTTCAAATACAAAACATGTTCCTTCTACCCAATCTTTAGCGCTAAAAACGAATTTTACTCCAGATCTTTTTTGCATTTCTGGAGAAAGCCTTCCTTCTGCTTTGATATAAAATCCTTTTGATTTTGGAACACTGTTAAGCATGTTTTTCATAAACTCTAAAGCTGATGAAGTTTTTCCTCCTTCATTCATTCCTACAAATCTATGTAGTCCTGGCCCAAGTCCACCATCTAAAACTAAATCGAGCTGCAAAGAACCGCTTGAGACTTTATAATCAATAGTATCTTCAAAATTATAATGTTGGCCTTTTGTTTCTTTTAAGAATTTTTCTAGTAGTTGTGAATCTTTGTCGCTCATTTAAATAAATCTTTTGTTCTTTTTAATTGTTTTTTTGTAGGTACAAAATCTTCTCCTGATTTTTTTCCTATATTATACTTTTGGTATTTTGAAGTGTCAATTTTAAAATTAAAATTATTCCATTTTTTATTCATAGTTTGTTTTAGCTCTTTTGAAACTAAAATGGCCAAACTGTCATATTTTTTTGGAAAAGTAATTATTTCTAAAAAATCTAAAGAATATCTTTCTTCTAAAATTTTTAAAAATTTCATTTCCCTAGCATAAAAAAACCTTTTTTGTTTTTCTGGAATGTCAAGAAGCCTGCTTAAAATGTTTAATTTTCTTCTATGCGGGGTTATTTTTTTAACCTTGTCAGATGTCATTTTTTTTATGTTAATTTTTGTTTGAAAAATGTCAATACAAAAAAATTAAACACCAAGGTCGTCATCCACCATATTTTTAACTAAGTCTTCAAATGAAATTTCCCTTTTCCAATTCAATTCTTTTTCTGCTTCTTTAGGGTCTCCTAGTAATAAAGAGACTTCTGCTGGTCTGTAAAATTTTTTATTAACCTTCACTAGGCATTGACTCGAATTTTTTAAGATAAAGGTTTCTTGATCCCCTTCTCCTTTCCAGTCTCCAAAAACACCAACATGTTTAAAAGAAAGCTCTACAAATTTTTTAACAGTATGAGTCTCTCCTGAAGCTAATAAATAGTCTCTAGGTTTTTCTTTATTAAGCATTAGCCACACTCCTTTGACAAAATCTTTGGCATGGCTCCAGTCTCTTTGAGCATTTAAATTTCCCAGCTCAAGAGGTTCAAAAGATTCTTTTTTGTCTATGCTTCGTTTTATTCTGGCTACAGCTTTTGTTATCTTTTTTGAAACAAAACACTCTGGCCTTCTTGAGCTTTCGTGATTAAAAAGTATTGAATGAACTGCATATAAGCCATAACTTTCTCTATAGACTTTTACAAGCATGTTTGCTGCGACTTTAGCGGCTCCATAAGGGCTTCTAGGCTTAAATGGGTGTCTAATGTCCTGTGGGCTGTAATCTACGTCTCCATACTGCTCAGAAGTGCCTGCTGAATAAAACCTGCAATGTGGGCAAAAATTGCGAATAGCTTCCAACATGTGAAGAACTGACTCTGCATTGCATTTAAAATGTAACGTGGGCATTTCCCACGAATCTCCAACAAAAGTTTGAGCTGCAAAGTTGATAAAATAATCAGGCTGTTCGTCTTTTATTAAAGAAGTTATAGAATGGACGTCTGTTAGATCAAAATGAACAAGTCTAAACCTTGAATTGTTATAATGTTTTTTGAAAAAATTATCAAGCTCTAAAGTTTTTCTTCTTACGCATCCAATGATTTCATAATCAGTAGTTTCCAAAAGGTGATCTATCATATATGAGCCATCTTGACCCGAAGCTCCGCTAATAATTACTTTTTTCATACAAATGTATGTTATTTAAAAAGCTTTACAATTCTATTTATTTTTCAGCAGTTACATATAAATTTAAATTGTGAGAAAAAGCATTAAATTTTAAGTTTTCATCAATAGAGTCTTCTTTTATTTTGATGTTTTTATACCCTATATTTTTTAATAAATGAAAAATAAACTCAGAAGAATAAACGCTTTTATGGAAATCGCATTCTTGAGAGCCTACATCTGTATAATTTATTCCTGCAAAAAGCATGTAATTTAAAGCGCAAATATCCCAAACTTTTTCAGAATAAGCTTTTATCATCAAATTAAAATTTGTTGTTTGAATGCTTATTTTTCCTCCCTTTTGCAAGTAATCAAACCATATTTTAAGACATTTTGCAGATTTATTAAGAGGCAAATGCTCTATAATATCATGGGCGACAATCTCTTCTACAGTATTGTTCTGAACGAAAGATAAGTTCGATATATCTTCGTTTATTACTTCGGGGTGTTTGTAGTGAAGGTCTACATTTTTATACCCTTTTCTTATGTCTTTGGCGCATCCTAAATTTAATTTCATGTTTTTAAAATTTTATATATTTTATTGAAGAATGTTCATAATCCCACTCGTAGTCTTTAAAAAATTGATTATTTGAAGGTTCATAAACATTGCATACAGCCCCAACAGAAACAGCTAAATGAAAATCTCCAGTATTTGCCCCGACATAAAAACCAACTTTTCTAAGAAGGCAAATGTATTTTTTTAAATCTATTGTTTTTATAGCAGACACATCTATAATAAAATAACCCTGCTTTAAAAGATTTTGCTTTGCTTTGTCTGCTACAGGTTCTGGCATTTTTCTAACAGATCTCCATTGAGGGCTGCAATCAGGCTGAAATACAACAGGTTTTTTATTAAAACAATTTTCTTTTAAAAAGTTATCCGCCCAAACTTCAGATTCATAATCCGAATAAATGACAAGGGGTCTATTATCTAATAAATCGGCTTCTCTAAAAAAACATCTTAATTTTCTTGTAGAGTAGTGGCCTCCACCCAGATCTCTTAAAGTATTTATAGCTTCTGTTATTTCCGTTTCTGCTAAACCTTCAAATAAACAAGCGAATCTTTTTTGTTTTTCTGGAATTTGTATAACAAATTGTTTAGGAGCATACTTACAAATAGAAGTCAGAAGCAAAATGTCTCCTAGCCCATTTGTTTTAGATCCAAATTTAATTTTTGAGCTACTCACTTTTGTTAAAAACTAAGAATTATACTGTTTGTTATACTTGACCAAAACCTCTTTTAAATAAATTTGATGAGTGGAGTAATCTAAAAGAATTTTACTAAATTGTTTTTGTTTTGAATTTAAAGTAGTAGGAGATATGTTCAATAACTTTAAAAAATTAAAATTTTCTTTTGAAGCTTTTTTCAACTCTTCTATATTTAGTCTAGGCACAATTCCTTGATGAAGCATGTATCTTGAATACCAAGTTTCATCTGATTTGGTTTCTGTCTGTATTTTAAACAAAATAGAGTTAGACCCTAGTACCCAGCAAGGTCTATCCCACGCTGCTGAATTTCCATTTATATCTGCTATGTATTTATGTTGGAGTTGGTCTTTAAAGGACAAATACGGAGAGCTAATTTTGTCAATATTTACTCCTGATTCTTTTAAAATATCTTTTGAGTATCTTACGAAATTCGAAATTTTAAAATCAATTTTTGTATCATCTTTTGTTTTCCAGCAAGCATTTATTCTTTCGTTTTTTCGAGCAATGGGAAAAGACCCCGTATCAGAACCTCTAAAAACAATGCTTTCTTTTTTTTCTTGAAAGTTTAACTCATCTTTAATTTTAACTCCTAAATACTTTCCTGTTATATGAGGATCTGGAATTAAAATATTTGATTTTTTTTCGAAACTGTTCCCACAAAACCCAAAGATAGGAATATCTTCAATAGAGGGCTCGTCATAAGTGTTTAAAATAAACTTAAAATTTAAATTCAAGCCAAAATCATCAATTACTTTTTTTATAAAAAATAAAGCGTTATTAAGTCTATGCTTGTCTACTTTTGGATTTGCCGAAATAAAAGAAAACTGACCTTTATCCACACTTAAAAACACATGTCCATTTTTTAATTCTGGATTTTTTATGTATTTTAAAAATTTTGGGCTAATGTACCCAGTATTAAGATTTAAAGAATATTCTATTAATTTTTCTTGTGTCATTTTTTGTATTTAAAAAAAACAATTAACATTACCAGCGCAGAAAACAAACTTAAACTGTAATTTAAAATCCACCAAAAATCAAACCCTACTTTTATAATGGTGTAAAATATGGCTGAAACGTACCCAATTATTGAAAAAATAAAAAGAGAAACGCTCACATCTTCTACTTTTTTTGTTTTAATGCTTTTAAAAATTTGAGGCCATATACAAACAGAAAAACAAATAGTATATACTACTCCTAAAAACTCAGCCATTGTTTATTGTTAAATAAATTCTAAAGCTTCCGCTAAAACAGGAAACTCTTGACAAAATAAAGTTTTACATTTTTCGGCAATTTCTCTATGTTCTTTTTGAGTGTCTTGTTGTGATCTTAACTCTATGTAATGAATCCAAGAACGTAGAGTTCCTGCCATATACATAGTAGTTTCTGTAGAAAGAGGAAGTATCATTCTTGCTGATTCTTTAGCTACTCCTTTTGAAATCAGATAGTTGTATAAATCGGAGCAATGATTATGAACATCTTCTATTTCCTGTTCTAGGCCTTCATCATTTATTGGGCAATCTCCAACTTGTCTATTTGTTTTTCCCTGAAGTCTTAACTCAACATTTGTAAAATTAGTAGACTTGCTATATCGTTGGCTAAATTCTTGAAAAGAAAATGATCTATGCCTCAAAATCTGAGCGGCAATAGCTCTACTTGTTTTAATTTCAACAGTCATTGACACCATTTCAAATGGCGAAAAATGTTTATGTTTGATCAAGTATCTTAATAATTTTGGCGCTGTTTCTGTGTTCATCTGATTAGATGGGTTAGAAACTCTCGCGCAATAAGCAACAAGATCTTCTGCTGATTTTATATTTTCAGCTTTTGGTTGGGAAATAGATACTAATTTAACAGACATAGAAATATACTATGCTTGTTAAAAGTAAAGTCAATTTTTATTTTGCGTTTTTTTCCACTTTGACTTGTATTTTGTAAGCCAAATGCAAAAAGCTTCATTAGAGCTTATTTTTTTCCCTTTTTTTTGCGACTCTATTTTTTTTATTTTTAAAATTTCTTCTTTTTCTTTTAGAAAATTTTTATATAAAATTGATTTAGCTGCAAAATCGTTGGTCATTTTTAATAATCTTCGTCTAAAACTTCTTCGGCTTGAGAAAGGCTAGGATTCATTTTTAAAAGATCCTCTTCTGCTTTAAGTATTTCTGAAACTGGCTTGTTGCTCCAAAATTTACAACTCCAATATCTAGCTTTCCATTTAGGGCCAGGATTAGTATCGCATTGATGCCTAGCTCTAAAAGCTTTTTTATTTTTTGGGTTATCTCTTTTTATTGAGAGGTTTTTATCTCCAAAAGGAAGCTTTATGACATTTCCTTTGTCGTTTTTTACATAAACAGCAAATTTTTTTGAACCTTTTGGAGTTCTAAAAGGTTTGTTTAAAGTCTTTTTTTCCGCTTCTGTTTCACATTCCCAGTCTTCAGCTTTTGAATATAAATACATTTCTTCTTCTGAGATTTTTGAAGAAAGCAAATCTATTTTTGCCAAAGAAAATTCTATGTCCGAATATTCGTCAAAAAACGCGCAAATTTCAGACAAATTCATCACTTCCTCTTCGGAAGCTTTAGCTACGTCTTGGTCTGCTTTTCGATAAGAGTCTTTGACCTTGCCCCCTCTCATCATTTTTAGAAACATATTTACACGAGCCATTGCCCAACTTCCTCTTGTTTGTCCAGGTCGGTGAGAAGTTGAAAAAGCTCCAGCCCCTCTACGATAAACTTTTTTAAGCATTCCTAGAGTAACTTTTTTAGAGTGTTTTTCGTTATGTTCTTTTACTTTATTTTTTAAAGATTGCGTTACTTTTTCGCTGAATGTAATAGAGCTAGCAGCAGAGTTGGGCTCATTAACAGCAGATCCTTTTTTTCTTTCTTCTGGTTCGGCAGGGGTTTGCGCTGCGCTTTTTGGACCTGATCTGGCCGCTTTTATTTGTTTAGAGAAATCTAACTGCATATATAAATATGTTACACGTTTTTTTTTAAAAGTCTACAATAAAGCTGTAATTAGTTTGGTCTTTTTTTGTATTTTTTCTGTGTTTTCAAGGATTTGCTCTACATCATCTATATTTGAAGTGAAAACTGCTGGAGGGTCAATCTGAATAGAATTAGAAGAAGCGGCAATAATTGAAACTCCATCGTCTCTATTAATCCAACAATTTTTAATAATCAAAGGGTTTGTTTTTGTATTGTCAAAAGTAATTGGAGACACAGAAGCTCTATTGATGACTCTATTAATTTGAGGCCAACTTATAGCTTCAAAGGCTTCTGAAATGCCAGTAGAAGTAGTAATAAAGTAAAAGTACCAAGCTGCTATATCTGCGCCTTCTATTTCATTATCAGAATCTGAAAAATCAAACTGCATGTTTCCACTATCCCACGCAATTCCAGAAACAGTAGATCCATCTTTACCATATTCTATATAAACATTATTATCTTCTTGGCTTACTAATTGTGACCATCCATCACTGCCAACAATCACAACTCTTTCAAATTCTAACTTGTTAATTTTAGAAACTCTTATTTCTAATTGATCTCCTTGTGAGTAGTTGTTTCCTTCTTCATATTCTTCTGTGTAAGAGGTTCCCGAAACAATGTCATTAAAAACTTCTTGAGATGTCGTAATATTATATATTCTTAATCTTGATCCTTGTGAAATTTGCGTAACAGATCCTGTTTTTATTTCAACTGGAATCCCATAACTTCCATTGTCTGATTGAAAACGAACAAAATCTCTGTGAGCGTCTCCGTTTCCATCTATTACTCGAACTCCTACTAATGTATTTGACGTTGTCCCATACAAAACACCTCTTATTGTTTCGTAAGAAGATCCATTGTCAATAACCATTTCTGGATAATAAAAGGGCTCTTTGCCTTCAAACACAACATCTAAGCTAAGATTGTAATTTAACCATCTTAATATATCTTCGCCTGAATTATTATTTGTGTCTGTTATGGTGAGGCTATAATTTCTTGATGTTCCATCTCCTGCATCCCAACTAACGGGACTTGAACTATTGTCCGTAATGCTTAAACCTGTAACTTGAGGATCTCCAGTTGTAAAATTTGAAATTTGTAAAGTATTTAAAGACGTAACATAAAATTGCTCTTCTAAAGTTCCAAAAACCGAAACAATATCTGCTTCAGCTTGCCTGTAGCCATTTGCTTGTACTTTAAATTTTAAATAGTTTGTATAATCAAAATTTCCATGTGTTGCATCTCCATATATTTGTATTACTTGATCTACGTTTCCTGTATTTTGTGTATCTGTAACGCTTCCATTTTGTAGCTGCTGATATTCGGGTTGTGTGCCTGCTGCAACTCCCTGACTTAAAATAGCTGCGTACCTAGCAGTTACTGAGTTGTTAGAAAAATACCTAAAACCGTCCCTGCTTAAATATTGTAAACTAGAACTTGTAAACTCATAACCATCGTCAAAAGAAAAACTGTTTCCTCCAAAAGTTGATATTGGGAATTTTACATTTCTAAGCGCTGAATTGCTTATCCATTGCTCTATCCAAAAACTGTAATAGTTTTGCACTGTTGTCGCTACAGAAACACTAAATTCTTTTGTATTGATATTTAGATTTGTATTTGTACTATAAGTTAATCCGCTAGACGTTTGATAAGCTCTATCTATTAATTGATTTATTGATATAGATGTCGCTGATGTGGATGCAACTAACCCTGTTAATCTAATAGGGAAAAATCCTGCTTTTATTATTGTGACATCATAAGTAATGTCAGAAGTATAAGCTTCGGTCCACTGCTCTGTTGTTGAGCTATTATTTGTTCTAAATTTTTCAGTAGTTGTTTCTGTTAGATACACCGCTAATTGAGAACCTGCTTCAATATCAGTGAAAGTTACATTAATAGGAGGATACACTGTTCCGTTAGCGTCTGTACGCACACCATCAAACGTAGCACCATTGGTAAGGGTAATAAGACCTGTGGTTACCATGTCGCCAGTAAACGTGCTGGCTTTGATTGTTATTAAGTTACCTGTTAAATTAAAAGCTGTTGATGCTGTTGCGTCTATTGTTACATTGTAGCTCCCTGCATCTATTTGATTACCTGATCGAGTAACAATAAAATCAAGGTATGTTCCTAAATTATCTTCCAAGTGTGACGCTGCTCGGTCGTAAAATTTTACAGCCGTATCAATCTCTGTATAAGCATCAACTGTTACTTTGTTTGACTCAGTGATATTAGCGTCCGCAATAACTGGCTGAGTCGCTTCAGCAGCCACAATCCTGTTGCCCTGAAATTGGATGTCAAAAAGACTGTATCCGTATTTAAAGCCCTTAAATGTAATTTTGTGACCTGACTCAGTGCGGTCGTCAACTGTAGGTGCAACTCCTTCGCCTACGTTCGGATTTGTATTATAAACCGCTGCTTCTAAAACTTGCTTACTAAAATCACCGTTTGCGTCAGTCGTAGTAGTGTATTCGCGATAAGTATTGTAAGTTTGTCCCCACTCGGTAGCTGCTGTTACGCCTCTGTTTCCGTTGTCAACATCCTTCCAATATAATTTAACGCCTTGCAATCCAGAATTATTAAACAGAATTTTACCGTTACAGTTTCGATAAAACTCTGCTTGTCCTTGCCTTGTTACGGTTCCGTACGCTGTACGTCTAAAAAGAGCAACTGGCGAAGTCGTATCCCAAGAAGCGCAATCAATAAAGTGACTTAAATTAGTAAATACAGACGCGATACGACTTTGCAATCTTTGCCAATTTGAAACAACCGCAAAAGGCACTGGAGCTAATGTAGATGACCTGTTGTCAGGAGTCATTGGCCCCGTACTTACAACGCCCGAAAGATTTATAGTCGTAAACGCTCCTAAAATGTTAATAGCATTATTATCCACTGTTAATGATCCAGTAAGCGTTTTCTTTAATCCTATAATGTCTGACGTGCTACCTGCATCAAAAATAATCGTATTGCCTTGTTGAATAGTATGATTACCTAGTCTACTAATAAATACGCCATCTCGTATTTTAATAGTACCGCCATTCTTGACTCGTATTCCTGAACCTGTCTCTACCTCGCAGCCATACCAATTTAGAGTCCCATTTACATCAAACATAGCCCCCCACGGTACAGCACTACCTCCTAATATATTCAAAGCTCGGCCACTTGTGTATTGTGTGCCGTATGCGTAAGCAAGCTCTTTGCCTAAATCAAGCGTGCCATTTACCACGATTCCACTACCACCCAAGCGATTAGTTTCCAGCTCACAATATCTTGGGTCGATAACACAAGTGCCATTAAATATTATGCGAGTGCTACTATCTATGCTGTAAACGGTACGTTCTCCTAATGTTGAAGTAGTAACGCCTGTCAAACCAGATAATCCAGCAAGCTGATCATTGCCTGTTTCCGTGCCTGTTTGTGTGATTACTCCGCCTGAATAACTAAAGCTCATTATCGAATACGCATTGCTCTACCAGTAAGGAAGAACGAAACAAAGTTTGTACAGGTTGACGCCATTATGAATAATTTTCTAAAATATTTACTAAATCTCCGCTTATGTTATACACGTAATTTTTAGTTAATGTTTTGTTGTCTAAATGATCGGTTATTAAGACTCCTGTTAAATCTCCAGAAAAATTATAAAAAAAGTTTTGAGTGAAAAATTTTGTGTTTTTTGAAGATGATTCATAAATTTCTATTTTTGACAAATCTCCAGAAATTTCTATAAAATCTTTGAAATAAGTTTGTTGATATTCTTTGTATTTTAGGTTGAGTTGTGTTTTGGAAAAATTTCCAGTTAGTGTGTTTACACCACTTGTATTCGAAGCGACTCTTGAATCGAGATCGCCCGTCGCCGTTTGTAGAGCTCCAATGTCCGAATCGTTCGAAGCGACTCTTGAATCGAGATCGCCCGTCGCCGTTTGTAGAGCTCCAATGTCCGAATCGTTCGAAGCGACTCTTGAATCGAGATCGCCCGTCGCCGTTTGTAGAGCTCCAATGTCCGAATCGTTCGAGGTAACCCTTGAATCGAGATCGCCCGTAGCCGTTTGTAGAGCTCCAATGTCCGAATCGTTCGAGGCGACCCTTGAATCGAGATCGCCCGTAGCCGTTTGTAGAGCCCCAATGTCCGAATCGTTCAAAGCGACCCTTGAATCGAGATCGCCCGTAGCCGTTTGTAGAGCTCCAATGTCCGAATCGTTCGAGGCGACCCTTGAATCGAGATCGCCCGTCGCAGTTTGTAGAGCTCCAATGTCCGAATCGTTCGAGGCAGCCCTTGAATCGAGATCGCCCGTAGCCGTTTGTAGAGCCCCAATGTCCGAATCGTTCGAGGCAACCCTTGAATCGAGATCGCCCGTCGCAGTTTGTAGAGCTCCAATGTCCGAATCGTTCGAGGCAACCCTTGAATCGAGATCGCCCGTAGCCGTTTGTAGAGCCCCAATGTCCGAATCGTTCGAGGCAACCCTTGAATCGAGATCGCCCGTAGCCGTTTGTAGAGCCCCAATGTCCGAATCGTTGGAAGCGACTCTTGAATCGAGATCGCCCGTCGCAGTTTGTAGAGCTCCAATGTCCGAATCGTTCGAGGCGACCCTTGAATCGAGATCGCCCGTCGCAGTTTGTAGAGCTCCAATGTCCGAATCGTTCGAGGCGACCCTTGAATCGAGATCGCCCGTCGCAGTTTGTAGAGCTCCAATGTCCGAATCGTTGGAAGCGACTCTTGAATCAAGATCGCCCGTCGCAGTTTGTAGAGCTCCAATGTCCGAATCGTTGGAAGCGACTCTTGAATCGAGATCGCTTATTGCGGTTTGAATGGGTGCTATTTCAGAAGGTCTAACTACATCCCCAGTAACGTAAATGGTGTTTTGAGAGTGAACATTAATATTGTCTTTTTCACCTACAATTACCAAAATATTTTTTATATCAGTTTTTTTTGCCTCAAAAGAAGCGTTTCCTGATATGAAAATATTATTATTTAATTCTTCTACAAGAGAAACTGAAGTTGGGTTTTCTCCAGAAACTGTTACTGACAAATTCATTGGGTTTCATTTTCTTCAATAGTCACAGACCCTTTTAAAATTTTTTCAGAAGTTCCATCGTCTTTATCTAAAAACAAATCATAAGAACTTTGAGCTGTAGATAGCGAGGACGATTGCTCTTTTGATAAAGAAAGGCTTGCTACTCCGTCCGTAGGGTTTCCAACAATAGCAGTCGTAAAATCTGCTTGTAAAGCGTTTGATTGATCTATTCTTATTTGAGACGCTAAAGAACAATTAGTAAGATCAAATGCGCTACCATCAGAATTTTTTATTGTCAAGGTTACAAAAAAAGTAGCCCGTTTTTCAATTGTTATGTTGTATGTGTCTGCTGGCATTTTATTTTAATTATTTATTTTTTTTGCCATCTAATTCTTTTTTTATAGAATTTATTTTTTCAATTGATTGTGTTGAGTCTTGCAAAAGTTTTTTTATATCGCTGGAGATTTCTTTTACGCTGTATTTCACTTCTTCTGCTAGTGTTTGAATATCTTCTTTGTTTTCTGAGACTTTTGCGGCTATAATTTTAATATCAGAATCATGGTTTCTTACTAATTCATACAGAGACCGCATAATTTCTGTCTCTGTTTCGTTTTTTTCTTTAATTTTTTCTTTGAGCTCTTTTTCTAATTCTTTGTTTTTTAATTCTGACTGTTTAACTCTATGTTCAACAACATTCATTCTGGGGTTCAAGTCTTCTTTTATTTCTTTGACTTCTGTAATCGAGTCGTAAACAAGAAAACCGCCAGCAATCCCAGCCAAATAAAGAACTCCTATAGTTAATGACACTATTGTATTTTTATCCATGTTTTTTAATTTGTGCATATAAAATTACACTTTTTAAAAGAGAAAAACACAAAAAAAATAAATTTTTACAAAAGCATTCCTTCAAAAACACAATGTACATGCATATTGTTAGAAGTAGAGCTAACTATTTGAAATGTTACGTCACTTCCTCCTGCAATATCCAAAGGCATGTCAAATTTAACTATTGATGGACAATGATTAGATAAAGCTATAATTTCTTGTGTTCTAAAAACTGAGCTTTTTTTTCTTACAATCATTTTTATTGTTAAATTTGCTGTTGTATTTGCCGTCTTTGCGTCACAAGAAAGATGATAAGAAGATATGTTTAATTGTCTATCAATGGGGCATGTATAAATAGCCTGCATTGTTTGATTGTGTCCATTTTCAATTATGGCTTTTACATCGCTTGGGTTATCTGGCGTTCCATTTGTATTCTCTCCAGATGTATAAACAAAAACATTTCCAGATACATCGTTAGTGTCATCATTATAAGCTCGATTTATACGAGACCATTTTCCACTTAACTGCAATAAGTTATTTCCTTGAAGGTTTATGGTTTGAGTTTTTTCTTGAAAATTTTCGTCTAACCCTTCGATCTTTACAGGCATAGTGTCTAAGGAATTGTTGCTAGAAACATACATTATTTCCCCTAAATCATTAGGAAAAACATAGTCTCCCGCAACATCTGCATAGCTCCAAATTGACTCATTAGTAGTGTTTTGACTTACATTGTCATGCGTGCCAAATTTTCTAATAAATTTTCCTGTTTTTCTCTGTATATCATGTAGGTGAAAACTTCCCATAATATAATATTACACTAATATATAAAAAAATCCCGACTTTTTAAATCGGGACTTGTTTTATTTTAACCTGAGCAAGATTGACATTCTAAAATGCTCCTACTTAATTCTTGGGATGGGTTTGCCCCTCTTTGGTAGTATAAACCTTTTATTCCCATTTCCCATGCTTCAATCATCAATTGATTAACTTCTTTTGCTGGAGTTTTTGGGGGAATCATAATGTTTAAAGATTGCCCTTGATCAATGTATTTTTGTCTTGCAGATGCTTGTATAATTATTTCTTTTTGGGAAATTTCTCCAAAAGTTTTAAAAACATTTTTTTCATTTTCTGATAAAAAGTCTAAATGCTGAACAGATCCTCCGCGAGTTAATATAGATTTCCAAACTTCTTGATTATCTTTTTCGTAAGATTTTAAAACTTCTTTTAAGTATGGATTTTTGTATGTAAAATTTCCTTTAGCTAAATTTTTAACAAAATAGTTTGAATTTAACGGTTCAATGCTAGGAGAAACTTGCCCAAGAATAAAAGAAGATGATGTTGTTGGCGCTATAGCCATTCTGGTAACATTTCTAACTCCGTATCCTTTTAAAAGTTCTGGCTCTCCATATTTTTGCGCCATTTCTTGAGACGCTTTTAAAGTTTTTTTGTCTAATTCAGAAAATATTTCTGAGTTAAGCAGCTTTGCTTGCATAGATTCAAAAGCAATATTTTTTGATTGAAGATAGGAGTGCCACCCTAAAACTCCTAAACCTAAAGCTCTGTGATTTTTTGAAAAATTATAAGCTGATTTCAGGTTTTTGTCGGTAGAAGATTTTTTGACAAATTCTTCATTAACAGCTTCTAAAAACCAAGTTAATGTTTCAACAGCGTCCGTTTTTTTAATCTCATCCCAATGCAAAAGATTAATGGAAGATAAAACACAAACAAATGAATTATCTTTGTCGGAAAAAAGAGAAATTTCATTGCATAAATTTGAAGCTTTTATTTTTAAATTTTTGTCTTTATAAGCTTTTGGAGCATTATTATTCATGTTATCAATAAAAGAGATGTAAGGAAATCCTGACTCATATCTTTTTTTGATCACTTTGCCCCAAATTTTTCTTTTTTCTTTATCTCCATTTTTCATTTCTTGCATCCAGTCATCTGTAATAGTGACTCCAATAGCAAGGTTTTGAATTGAATTTCCATCTTCTCTGATTTTTAAAAATTCTTCAATATCTGGATGATCAATGTTTAAATAAGCAGCAAAAAAACCTCTTCTTGCATTGCCTTGAGTAATGACTTCTGAAGCCACTTCGTATAACTCCAAAAAAGGAACAACACCTGTAGATTCCCCTCCTGAAGTTTTGATTTTTGACCCTCTTGGGCGAAGGTCTCCGAAGTATCCAGATGTGCCTCCACCATATTTTGTCATGATTCCAATTTCTGAAACCTTACCTAAAATCTCGGTTAATTCATCAGAAATGTAAGACCCAAAACAACTAACAGGAAGACCTCTATCGTTCCCAAAATTAGTCCAAACTGGAGTAGACAAAGAATAATACCCCTTGGCCAAGTACCTCATGAATTTAGAAGCAAAACCAGAAACTCCTAAAATTTTCTCTGCATTTTCTGCAATAATTTGCAACCTATCTATAGGATCAACTCCTTTTTTTAAATACCCTTCATTTTTTGTTAAAAAAATCTTGGATTCTTCATTTAACCAGTAAAAATCTTTTTTTTCTTGTTCCATGTGTTATTAAAATAAATCTTCTTCTTCAAATGATTGGCTTTTTTTGGAGTATTCTGTAGGCCTTTGGTTAAAAAAATCTACCATGTTGTTTCCGTAAGCCATTTCGTCAAACCATTGAGTATTCTTTATGATTTTTTTGTCGATGTCAAATATTTTAGGATATTTAATTTCTGCTAAAGAATCGTTTATTCTGTTTTTGATAAACTCTTTAAGCAAAGAGGCGTTTAAGTAATCTCCTTTTTTGCCATTTACCATCCAATCTACCATTTTTTCTTCTGCTTTGTAAGCTTCTTTAGCCTCTTCGAGAATTCTTTTTTGGAGGCCTTCGTCAAATAAGTCAGGATACTCTTCTCTAATCGCGTTGATTAACTTCATCCCTATTTTGGCGTGAATATCTTCTTCTTTTAGGGTATAAAGAACTTGCTGGCAAGTGTCTTTTAATAAATTTTTTCTACCAAACCAGAGGATAACATAAAACTGCGAAAAAAGAGAAACATTCTCGACAAACAAAGTAAACAAAATCAAAGAATAAATAAATTGTTTTTTGTTGTCTGCGTGAAATTTGTGAGTGTATTTTTTTAAATATTTAACCCTTCCTTTTATCCAATCTAATTTCAAATTTTCTTCAAAAAGATCGTTTAAATCTAACTCTTTCAGCAGTCTTTCGTAGGCCGAATTATGAATACATTCGATATTCGCCATGACGTAACCCATGTCTTGAATCGAAGGGTGAGGTAAATTGTCGCCCAATTTTGCCCAAAAAGTTTTTACCGCAACTTCTATTTGCCCGATAGCGGACAAAGCCCTAGAAGCCATTTCTTTTTCTTGATTAGAAAGCTTGACTTTGAAATCTTGAATGTCCGATTTAAAAGAAAATTCTCGGTCTGTCCAGTGGCCATTCCACATGGCATGAATAAATTCTTCTGTCCAAGGATACAAGTTAGGTTTTCTAGAAATTTGTTCTTCAAATAGCATACAACCATCTTACACAAACAAACCTGATTGTCAATTATTTTTGCTAAATTTGAAAAAAATTTTTTTTTACTTGACTTTTGGTGTATTCGGCGTATAATTAAGTTAATTACGAACGAACGAGCGAAGCGAGAGAGAGAGTAATATAAATTATATATATAAAATATTTATTATTATTAATATATTTAATAATTATATATTAATTATATATATAAATATATAAGTCAAAAAATTTTTGACTTGACTTTTTCAAAGTTTTGTTTAAATTCATAAGAATGATTAAGTTAGAAACCTCTAAGCAAAATTTTTACTTTTGCACTTCCGCAAATTGGTCTACCGTTGTTTTGGCCGAAGATAAAAACCAAGCCTGCCAATTAGCTTTAGACTCTTCGATTAAGTTTTTAAACAAAAAAGCTGAAGTTTCTCCATGCATCAGAGTAAAAAAAGTTAAAGAAAAATTTGAAGATTCAGATTCTTTGGTTAAAATAGATAAAGTCTTTGCCGATTTAGGAATGTACGAACAATCAAAAACAATCTCTGAAATTATAAAAAATATAACAAAATGATAGGCGTATCTGGATTAGCTAGGTCTGGCAAAAATACTTTAGCCGAAAATTTATCCGAAGTGATTTCTGAAGATTTAGGCGTTAAAGTAAAAACTTTTGCTTCTGCCTTTGAGCCAAAAAAACACTTAGACGATTTTTTAAAATCTCATTACGGAATTTCTGCTTTTACGGAAGACCAAAGTGATAAAAAAACAATAAGAGACTTTGTTTTGCTGCATGCAGAAACAATGAAAAAGGTCTATGGCAAATCCATTTGGTTAGATCTTTTGTTTAAAAAAATACATCAAGAATCTTCAAAAACTTTTCCAATAATAACGGACGTTAGATTTGATTTTGAAGCAGAGGCTATTCAAAAACAAAATGGAGTAGTAATTCATATTTCAAAAATTGGAAATTTAGCCCCAAATGAAATAGAAAAACAAAATGACCCTTTGGTTAGTAAAGTCTCTAATTTAAAGCATACTTGGCCAAATTACAGATCAAGCGAATTAAAAAATTGCAGGGATCATGCTGAGATTTTATGGCAAATGGCAAAGCAAACACACGGGAAAATATGGAAAAAGATTTACTGCTGATAAAAAGAGTTAAAAAAAATCAAGACTCCGAAAGCTTTAAGGAGTTATTGAGCAGGCATTCTGGGATTTACGTGGAAATGGTAAATAGATATATCCCTAGTCACTTTGCAGGAGTAAATAAAGAAGATATACTTGAAGACAAGGACTTCTGTATCTACGATGCTATCATAAAATACGACGAAAGAAAAAACACAAAATTCAGCACTTATGTTGGAAACGTAGCTCGATGGAAATGCCTTAATATTTTTAACAAAAGCATTAAAACTCAAAGCTTTTCAATAGATCAAGAAAACGAAAATCTTTTGTTTAAATCAAAAAAAGAATCTAATGAATCGGGAGATTTTTTTCAAGAATTTGCACCATTAGAGTCTTATAATTTTAATATTAAATCGATAGAAGATGAAGAAAATTTAGATAAAATTTTTTCCTTTGTAGAAAACCACAAAGACAAAAGATTAGAAACTATCTTTAAAATGAGGTATCAAAATGAAAAAAAATTGACACCTTGGAAAAAAATAGCTAAAAAGTTAAATATAAGTATTCAAGCTTGTATTAATATTCACAATAGACACCTAACAGAAATAAAAAAACATGTATAGCAAATCAGTATTAGTAGGAAATCTAGCAAGAGATCCTGAAACAAGAACTGCGGGAGACTCAAAAGTCACTCGCTTGGTAGTGGCAGTAAATGACCCTTACCTAAAAGACAAGGTATCTTTTATTGATGCTGAAGCGTGGGGAAAGCTTGGAGAAATCTGCGAAAAATATTTAGAGAAAGGAAGAAAAGTTCTTGTAGACGGAAGGCTTGTTCAGGATATTTGGGAAAAGGATGGAAAGTCTCAATCTAAGATTTACGTAAAAGCTGATAATGTTCAGTTTATTGGAGGCAGAAATGAAAATCCTCAAGATTCATCTAAGGAAGGATCAAATTCTTCAAGTGAAAATTATGATGATGATGTCCCATTTTAAGTTTTAATTTTTAAATTATTTTTTTTGCTTGGGCGGGTTTTAATCTCGCCCAAGCTTTTATTTTTCATACCTTAAAAAATGAATCAACTTATTTTAGATTGCCCTGCAAACGCCTTATCTTTTGGTCAAGTATCTTTTAATATTTTACAAGAACTTTATCGTAAAGATATAAATACAATATGGTTCCCTACTTCAAATAATGTTGATTTTTCTGCTTTTGAAATTGAAGAAGATTTTAAAAAATGGCTACAGTCAGCATCTTCAAATATAAACAAAAGAATAAAGCCAGACATTCCTTGTTTAAAATTGTGGCACTTAAACGGATCTCAAAAAAGAATTGGCGCAAAACAATTTTTGTATAGCTTTTACGAGCTCGACGAACCTACTGATTCTGAAGTAAATTTAGCAAAATTTCAAAACAAAGTCTGGTTTTCTAGTCATTATGCCGCAGATAAATTTAAAGAAAAAGGCGTAGACGCTGGAGTTATTCCTTGTGGATTTGATAAAAGTTTTTACAAAACAGAAAAGCGATACTTAAATCCAGATGTTGTTCATTTTGGTTTGATGGGCAAATTCGAAAAAAGAAAACATACAGAAAAGATAATTAAGCTGTGGCTTTCAAAATACGGAAACAACAACAAATATCAATTGAGTGTTCTTGTCACGAATCCGTTCTTTAACAAGGAAGAAAATAAAAATTTACTTTCAAACTGCTTAGAAGGAAAAAGGTACAGCAATATAAATTTTTTGCCTTACTTAAAAAAGAATTCCGAAGTTAATGACTTTTTAAATGCAATTGATATTGATTTAACTGGATTAAGTGGAGCAGAAGGGTTTAACTTGCCAAGCTTTAATGCTACCTGCCTTGGAAAATGGTCTATTGTTTTAAATGCTACTGCTCATAAAGATTGGGCTGATAATACAAACTCTATCCTTGTAGAGCCCAATGGAAAGCAGCCCTGTTACGACAATAAGTTTTTTCAAGAAGGGTCTGAGTTTAATCAAGGAAGTATTTACACTTGGGACAGTGACAATGTGGCGCAATGCATGGATATTGCAGTCTCAAAAAAGGGACAATTAAACACAGAAGGGGAAAAACTAAAACAAAAATTTTCTTACAGCAACTCTGTAGACCTTTTAATTAAAAGGGTTCAAGATAATTTATAAAATTGGCATTTATTTTGCATTTATTTTTTTATGAATATGAATCTATTTAATGAAATTCAAAATGAGCATAGTCTTTTAAAACATGGAAAAGGCTATCTTGGACCCGCGCTAACAAAAGAAGAAGAAGATTACTTTTTGATTAAATGTGTAATTGTAGGCTTTTCTTCTAAAGAGATTGTAGCTAATGTGCGTAAAAGCATTTTAAGAATATGGATTAATAACGAAAAACAAAAACCAATCGAAGTTTATTCTGTCAAAATTGATCCTAACTATGTAGAGGTTTCTGAAATTTCTTCAAAACTTAAAAATGGCATTTTAGAAATTAAAATTCCTAAATCAAAACTTTCAAAAGATTTTCAAATTCCTATATCATAATTTATTAACTTATCATGCCTCTATACATTTACGAAAATAAAAAAACTGGAGAAGTCAGAGAAGTCTTTCAAGGAATGAAAGATGTTCACGAGTATCATGGGGAGGACAAAACAGAGAAAGGGCTCTGGAGGCGTATTTATGTTAATCCTAATGTATCTTGCGATACAAAGGTTGATCCATTTAACAAAGAATCATTCAAGCAGTCTACTATAAACAAAAAAGATAGTTATGGAGATCTTTTTAAAAGAAGTGAAGAAGCTTCACAAAAAAGATCCGAAATACATGGGAAAGACCCCGTAAAAGAAAAATACTATTCCGACTATTCTAAAATGACTAATGGCAAAACTCACCCGCAAAAACAAAAAGAAATTTTTGAAAAAGTGAAAAAAAAGGCAGAAAAAAAAGGAATAAATATCTCTTTTTAAAAACTACAAATCTGCAACAACTGTCAATCCTCCATAAGTAGTTCCGTATCCAGTGGCTCCTGCGGGAACGTGTATTTGAGTTGCTGACACGCTTTGAAAAACGTTAGAACCTAAACTAGGAGCAGTTGTAGCTAAACAGTTAATTGTAGCAAGACTTGAGCAGCTGCTAAAAGCACCATTCCCAATCGAAGTCACACCATCAGGAATATTTATACTGGTAAGGCTTGAGCAGGAGAAAAAAGCAGAACTCCCAATCGAAGTCACACTATCAGGAATATTTATACTGGTAAGGCTTGAGCAGCCGTAAAAAGTATAATTCCCAATCGAAGTCACACCATCAGGAATATTTATACTGGTAAGGCTTGAGCAGGAGAAAAAAGCAGAACTCCCAATCGAAGTCACACTATCAGGAATATTTATACTGGTAAGGCTTGAGCAGCCGTAAAAAGTATAACCCCCAATCGAAGTCACACTATCAGGAATATTTATACTGGTAAGGTTTGGGCAGATGCTAAAAGCACCACTCCCAATCGAAGTCACACTATCAGGAATATTTATACTGGTAAGGCTTGAGCAGCCGCCAAAAGCATAAATCCCAATCGAAGTCACACTATCAGGAATAGTTATACTGGTAAGGCTTGAGCAGGAATAAAAAGCACCACTCCCAATCGAAGTCACACTATCAGGAATAGTTATACTGGTAAGGCTAGAGCAGTTCCTAAAAGCATAATCCCCAATCGAAGTCACACTATCAGGAATAGTTATACTGGTAAGACTTGAGCAGTATCCAAAAGCATAATCCCCAATCGAAGTCACACTATCAGGAATAGTTATACTGGTAAGACTTGAGCAGTATCCAAAAGCATAACTCCCAATCGAAGTCACACCATCAGGAATAGTTATACTGGTAAGGCTTGAGCAGCCTCTAAAAGCATTACTCCCAATCGAAGTCACATTACTTCCCACATAAATGCTAGTAAGATTTGAATTGTAATAATACCCATCTGAAGATGTAATACTGCTCAAATCTCTTTTTTGACTAACTCCAGATTGAAAATCTACAGTATAAGGAAAAGATTGAGCTTTACGAGCATCGATCTCGTCATTTAGTTCTGTAACGTCAGACTTTAAGTCAAGCGCCGTCTGCTGTATTGTTGATACAGGCTTGTTAGTGTCGCTTGTGTTGTCCACATTGCTAAGACCCACTTGCGCCGCTGTGACGCTGTGCGGGTTGCTTGTGTTGTTAGTGTGCGCTGTTAAATCTGCATCATTCGCTTTTAAGTCAAGCGCCGTCTGTTGTTCTGTCGATACTGGCAAGTTAGACGGAGAGACTTTTTTTGTCTCGCTCGAACTTGAGTCTACGATAGGAATAAAGTCATTTACTCCATCTACCGAAGTTAGCTCTGTAAGTTGAGAAATTTTTTTGTCGCTCATTTTTTATTATTACACTAAAAATAAATTAAATTTCTGAATATATAGTTTGTTTTGCTGCCTCGACCTGTTCTGGTGTAAATGCAACCACTAGCTCTAAATATTCGCCCTCGGTTTCGCTTGGTACTGCGCCCGATACTTCTAGCGCTTCCATGTTAAAATCATCAAATGTAAAATTATTAGGAAATGTGTCTGGATCGTGTCGTACGGTCCATTCACAATTAGACTTTCTGAAATAAAATCCGATTTGATTGATTTTTGATAGCTCCATATCTAAATGCGTTGAGTTAATACTGTGATTGCAAAGTCAGTTCCATCGCTTGGATTTGTCACCGCAATTGCTGCATCGTCTGTCGTGCCGTTTGATCGTTTGATGTCAACGTGCGAGCCGTGATCTTCTAGCTTGATCCTGCGCTTTGTTAAGTCCTGGTCCCCGCTGGCTGCATGAAATCTGCCGTCCACTGTCACGCCTGTTATGACTTCATTTTCTGCGAGTATGTCAGCATTGGCAATCAAGTAGCTGCCGCCTGTGCCGTCGGCGTGATCGTCTCGGAATGAGTGCTGGTTTGCTTGCTTCAAATGCGTGACTCCTGACTCGCTGGCCGTTGCGTCGTTGCGGTTGCCGCTGATGTCTTTTAGCTGTCGGCAGTCGTCGTTTAGTGGCAAGGTTGCTAGTGAGCCAAGTTGCGTTATTTCAATGTTTTTAAAATGTGCAAAATCTGTTCCGTTTCCTGTAAATTCACGCCCGTTTTCATCTCTTAAATAAAAAAGTATTCTATTAGAATCGGCTGCCGTCCTTATAAACTCATTGCTTTGGTATGTAGTCCAAGAGTCCAACGTAGGATTTAAAGTAGGTTGAAAAACATTTGATCCTCCTGAAGATACTAAAACTTGTACTCCCTTTATATTTTGACTGCTAGGTATATATACATCAAATTTAATTTTGAATAATCCTGTTCCATTGTAGCGGTCTAAATCATCCCAAAACACATGAACTCCGTTGCTTGTGTCAACTGTTGCTACAAGAGTATTAATTTCTCCACCGATTCCAGTGCTGTTTTGAGAAACTGTAACTCCGTCTTCATCACCTAATCCACCCCAACCGTCAGTTCCAGAACTAAAATCTGATTGATAAGTTGGATCTGACAAGCCCCGCCGATACTCAGGATTTGCCGCGAGCCAAGGTTGCAGCCCTTGCTGGTATAGCTCGGCAGCTTGGGTTGCGGTTAAGGCGGTGTTGAATATGGCAACGTTGGAAATGCTGCCTTTAGTGTATCTGTTTAAAACAGAAGTTTCTGAGTTGCCTATATATAAATTAGTTGACCCTTCACCGTAAGTTCCATTCGGTGCAGTTAGTTGAGTTAAATTAACTAATGACCCATTAATATAAAGTGTCGGGCCTAATGGATTTATTATGGCAGTGATTTGTACAATTTTGCCAAAATCAAATACATTTGAATCAGAAACAAATTGTGAATAATCATTATTAGATCCACTTTGTTTGAAATTAAAATATATTTGTTTTACATTAGAAGAAAAAGCATTGATTGAAAACCCACCCGAAACAGGCCAATTTCCAAAATTTACAATTCTTTGATTATTATTAGTGTTTTGAGCATCCCAATTAAAAGATATTGTCGGCGTTTGATCAATCGCAGTAGCTCCCGCTAAAGACTGCACATTAAATAATCCGCTCGCTCCATCCAAAGCCACCCCACCCGCAAACTCTCTGCGGTTGTCAGCGTCGATCCGCGCATTTGTTTCCGTCGTCAATGCCGTTGCATCTGCTTTCAAATCCAGCGCTGTCTGCTGTGCCGTGCTCACTGGTTTGTCAGCGTCGCTTGTGTTGTCCACGTTGCCAAGACCCACCTGCGCCGCTGTGACGCTGTGCGGGTTGCTTGTGTTGCCAGTGTGTGAAGTTAAATCTGCATCGTCCGCTTTTAGGTCTAGCGCCGCCTGCTGTGCCGTGCTTACTGGCTTGTCAGCGTCGCTTGTATTATCCACATTGCCAAGCCCCACCTGCGTTGCTGTAACGCTGTGCGGGTTGCTTGTGTTGCCAGTGTGCGCTGTTAAATCTGCATCATCTGCTTTTAAGTCAAGCGCTGTCTGCTGCGCTGTCGATACTGGCAAGTTAGATGCTGAAACTTTTTTTGTCTCATTGGACGCTTGCTCTACAATAGGAATAAAATCATTTACTTTATCTACCGAAGTGAGTTCTACAAGTTCTAAAATTGTTTTGTCTCTTTCGTTGCTCATGTTTATTGTATTACACTAGGCGTTTCGTTTTGTAATTAATTTTGAAAAATTTTGCTGTAGCAAAAACCCTCCATCTGCTAATTTAAGAAAATGATTTTTTCTTTTGAATTCATTAATCTCAAATTTAAAATTCAAAGTTGTTTCAAAATCTCCTTCTATTGAAATAGCGTTGTTTTTAGAAGCTAGTTTTGCATTTTTAATAACATAATCAAAAACCTCTCCGCTTTTATTTTGGCCGCTTATATTTAAAGTATAATTATCGTTTAAATTTAAAAAATTTTTTAAATTAGATCTTTCTTCGTTTACTTCAAAATCTGAAACTTTAGAAGAAAAAGTAAATAAATTTTCGCTTGGAAATACTGATTTTCTCGTTAATGGGTATTTTTTGCCTATAGAGTAAATAGGTTTTCTTTGTATTTCTAAATTAAGATTAAAATTTTGCACGGTTTCTGTTTTTACTAAAAAACTACCTACAGAATCGCTACCGCTAATTAAAACATTAGTAGAGTAAGAAGGAATAATTCCGCTACTTTCTCCAGTGTAGTAATCGTCAATCTCATTAAACAAAACTTTTGTTTCTTGTTTTTGGTCTCCTGTTAAATTAATAGCTGGGCAATCCCCACTAAAAAAATTGCCATTTTGTTCTAATTTTTGTGCTTGAATATTACTTGCCGTAAACGAGTAATTGGAAGTCATTAAACCATTTATTGATTGAGAAATTTGTACATTTTTTAAAAAACAATTTCCAAACCCCAAAACATCAATTCCAGACAAACTTCGATTTGACACATCAAATCCTTTTTTATCTCCAATCACTGCATAAAAATTTGTATCATCGTCTAAATCATCTTTTATTGCCCCGCTAACAAACAAATTAGAAAACAAGTGCTCAAAATTTTCTAAAGTTTTAATTGAAAAATTAATATCTGGAGAAATTGTATTTGATCTATTTATGAAGCTTTTTGTCCCTATTGACGCTACGCTATCCATAGGAACATCAAAAGAAAAATCAACGCCCTGAACAAAAGGAACAAACGATAAGTTTTCTCCACTGTTTGAAGCTAAATCATACGACGGGCTGCTACTTTGAAAAAAAGCAGATGTTTCGTATGTTATAATAGGTCTGTCTAAATTAACTGACATAAAAAGAATCTAAAAGTTGGTCTTCTTTAAATTTTAAAATTTCATCTAACACTATTTCGATAGTATTACAGTCTTTATAAACAAATGTATGTTTCATTTGTTTTGCGATAAAAAACTTTTTCTTTACGTAAAGTTGCGTAAGTTTTAACTCAAAAGGTAAAGAATTTTCATGTTTTTCCATAAAATGAATTATGGATCTTGTTTCTTTATCTGATCTATTTTTTAAAGAAATTTTCAGGTCTTTTATTAAACCCTCGTTTGCGTTTTTTTTGTTAAATTGAGAAAATGAATAATTATCATCATAAACAGAATTAGACCTATCTGTAGAAATAGAAATGCCGTCATCTATATCGTAAAAAAAAGATCTGCTCCAAACATTTCCATTTATTCCAGTTGGGCTATTGTCTTCTGACGATAAGTGGTCAGAATTGCAATAGTAAAACTTTTCTATTCTGTTCGTCTTTGGATAAAAATTAGGGTTAGAGCCCGTTACGTACTCTGGGTAATATATGACATCAAACTTTTCATAAGAAACTCCTGTAGACCATCCTGTGTTAAAGTTGTCAGTATTTAAATAAGAAGACCCGCCCCAATCAAACAAATAAGAGTATCCATTTTTTTGTAAACTTAAATCTATGTCTAATAAGTTTTTATTATACTGGAATGAGTAATCATTAATCAAAAATCCAGATAAGTTTTTGTAAATATTTCCTGTTGGAAATGCCAACTCTACATTTTGATTAGTGAGTTGATTGAAGTTTAAAATCCCATTAGCCTCTAAATGAGTATTTTCTAATAGGTGCAAAAATGATTTAGCTTCTTCTTCAGTCTTGTTTGTGAATTTTAAATCAAAAGATAAACTGGTATTGTTTAAATTTTTACAATTTTTAATATAGTGATTGTCCGATGCATAAGAATATGGATTCTTATAATTAAAAATAATAGAAGATTCATACTCTGGTACAAAAGAAAAAGGTTGGACATCTCCACTTACGTTTTGATCTCTGTCGTAAACTGCAAAATTTAAACTCATTATCTGTATAAGTAATTTAAAGATCCACCTCTTCTAGATTCTTCTTGAACAATTGTTGTTACTGCTTGTTTTATTTTTTTAGAAAACGCTAAATCTTGCTCGTTTTCGATAGATCCTTGTTCAGATTTTGCGCTGCCCTTTTCTATATTAAAAGTAAATTCAGAATGATTTGTTATAGATTCTCTAGTTGGAGCCCCTGCTTCTGGAGAGATCATTGAAACAGACCCTCCGTTATTAAATCCTTTCATTGGTAAAGTTCCTTCGTTTAAGCTTGATAAAAAAGAAGCTCCGTATTTATCAACAGAAGATTTTTTGATTACAAATTCTCCAGGAGTCAGCATTGCTGGAACAGTGTCGCTAGGAGCTATTGAGCTGTTTGATGAATTTATAAATCCTCCAGTTGCATACCCTCTTACTGACCCCCCATTTGAAAAACCAGGGATTAAACTTTTTATTCCTGAAACGGCCTGCATAGCAGCTTGTTGGGCAAAAGCTTCTACCATGTAACCCAAAAAGTCTCTTCCTGCTTGAGACAATGCATCTCCAAGAGTTTCAGCTTGAGTAATTGCTTGAGTTAAAGCGTTTCCTAGTCCGTCAGCAAACTGCAAAGGAATATCTTCCCCAAGATCTTTTTTGAAAAATTTTATTTTATTTTCAAGGTCTTTAAATCCTTTTGTTAATCCGCCTGTAAAAGAAGTGTCTCTTCCTAGGTCGTTTATTTCCTTTTGTAAGTTTACCTCTTCTTGTTTTGCGGCGAGTCTTAAATCTAATTGTTTTTGTTGTCCTATTCCTAAATCTAAAACTTCTTTAACTTTATCAGTTAATTCAATATTTTTTTCGTTAAGCTCTTCTTGTATTGCAAGTAGGTTATCTCCAGCAGCCACTCTAGCATCAATAATTTCTTGAGCTTCTAAGCTAAGATTATCCGCTTCTGCTAATGCTTTCACAAAATCTTGTGTAATTTTGAAACCTTCTTTTCTTTTTTCTATTTCAAATTTTAACTGAGCTATTCTGTTTTCTGTATTAATTTTGTCAATTGTTCCTGCGGCTTTGGCTAGGTTTAATTCTTCTGTTAATAACTTTTTTCTATCTCCTGTTGCTCCTGAAGCTCCAACACCTTCTACACTAAGCTTTCCTTTTGGAACAGCCCCTTTTTGAAGTCTTTTTGAAACTCCTAAAGCCAACTTTAAATCATTAGATTGTTTTTCTTGGGTTTTTTCTGCAAGCGATAAAGATTGTTCAGCTTTTTTTAATTTTACTTCAACCTCTTTTAATTGTGCGCTAGCGGTAATCTGGCTTTCTGATAAAGGAACGCTAACTCCTTTTCTTTTCCCTTTTGTTGGGCCTGTTTTTGGAATTGATATAATTTGAACAAGATTTTGTTGTTGTTGTTTTAAAGCTTCAACAAGATTTTTTCTTTCTTGAATTATACTCTTAAGTTCTCCTTCTGTTTTGGAGCTTAAATTTATATCTTTAAATCTTTGTCTAACTATTTCTAGTTCTTCTGTAGCTTTTTTTAATTCTTCGGCTATTTGTTTTTGCTCAAGATTTCGACTTCTTTCTTTTCTTTGCTCAAAAGATGACACTCTTTGTTTTGTTGTTTGTTTTTCTTGCAAATTGGCTTCGTTTTGAAGTTTTGTTTGCCTTTTTATTAAAGAGTTTACAAGATTTTGCTTTTCTTCTATTGTTGATTTTAATTGTTTTTCGTTTTGAGAACTTATTGTTTTAGAAAATTCTTCTATATTATCAGAAGCTTTTTTAACTTCAGATCCAAAAGCTTCTAAAATACCTTTTCCAGTAAAAACTTTAAAAACAGAACTTAAGCCCTGTGCGGCTAATACAAGCCCCCCTAAAACAGGAACAAATTTTGCAAAATTTGAAGCTAAAGTTTTAAAAGAAACCCCCGCTTGCAAAATAGGCTTATTGTTAAAAATTTTTTTGCCAAATTCTTTTGTTTTTGTTAAAACGCTCCCACCTTCTTTTCCTCCAAATTTAGGTATTTTTGGAGCAGCTCCTAATAGCTGCAAAGTAAGAAGGGTATTTACTAATCCAGACATTTCTTTGCCAATAGTTGCAAATTTTCCGTCTTGATCTGTTATCGTGCTAGTTAAGCCTGACATCGCAAGCTGAAAAGCAAGAATTTTTGTAACTGAAGTGTCTAAAGATGAAGATGCTTTTTCAGCGCTTTTTGATAATTCGTCAGCAAAGTCCAACTTTGCTTGTGTGCCTGCAAAGCCAGATAAAATTTGTTTTGGAGACATGTTTTTTTTAGCCTCTTCCAGAGACATTTGTGCAAAATTTGGAATTCTTCCAGTTGGCTCATCTCTTGTATTAGTTACAGCAAGACCCATTGGGTTTTGAGAATTTCGAAGTTTTCCGCTTTGATTAATCCTGATTTGATTAATTGGAAGTCCAGCGGCTTTTTCTCTGGCTATAGCATCTTCTAATGGATTAGACGCAAAATTAGGAATGTATCCTTTTGAAGCGTTTAGACTTAAAACCTTACTAGCAAAGCTTTCATTGTTGTCTTTAGATGGTCTAATTTTCGCATCTATATGAGTTGCTGTATTTGGTATTGTAGAAAACAAAGATTTTCTTAACTTAGACGCTTTATCTTTTCCTACGAAATCAAATCTAGCATTGTTTGTTACAAAATCTTTTGATTTTATAATGGACGCCAAAGAAGCTTCAAATATAACTCCCGATAAGGCTGATAAAGCTCCTTTGTTTGGAATTTCTCTTAATCTTTCTGGTTTTATTGGGCTTCCGATTTTGGCGGATTCGGAGTTAGCAAGATTTAATGCAAAATTTTCTAATTTTCTATCTATTTCCTCGTCATTTAAAAGCTTGCCTTTAGCTTGTTCATAGCTGTCGTATCCAGCTACTTTAAATCCAACTCGTCGCCCTTTATGAATTCCATACTCATCCTGTAATTTTTTACTTTTTCTAGGAATTATCATTAAAGTTCTACGATCAAAAAGAGTAGAAGCTTCTTTTTCTTCTTTTTTCTTCTCTCTTTGTTTTTGCTGTACAGCTATCGATGGGGCAGCGCCAGATCTAGCATCTTGAGCTATTTTGGTTAATTCTTCAGCTTCTTTTTGTGTTATTTTGTTTTTTCTAAGGTTAGATGCGATACTAGAGTCTATGCCTCTTTTTCTGTCTTGCGCTCTTTTTAACAAATCAGAATAAATACTAAAATTAGGAATAAATCCTCCAGCCGCATTTATTTTTTTAGCTCCAGCAGGAAGACCCATTGTTTTAACCATGTCTTGATTAAATATAGCGTCTCCACCTCCAGCATAATTCGGAACATAATACTCGCTAGTATTAGCTATCATTGTTCCTTTTTTACCACCTCCGAAAGCAAAATTAGGAATAGATACTACTTTTGCACTTGACGGAGCTCCGCCAACACCATTGGCCACATCGCGTTTTTCTGAAGCTATGTATCCATCGGCAGCTCTTTTTGTAACACCTTTTTCGCCTCCTTTAAGGCCAGCAGCAAAAAGACCAGGGGTTACAGTCGCCGCAGCTTTTTTAACTTTTTCTAAGGCTTTAATTTGATCATTGTAGATTCTTAAAAGAAGCTGTTCTTGCGCTACTTTATTTCCTTCAAGATTTAAAATTTCTTTTTGGATGTTTTCGTTTTGCAAAAGAGTTTGAAGAACAGACGATTGAAGAGCTTTTTGTTCTTGAGCTGCTTTATTAACTCCTAAAATATTTTTTAGTGAATTTGCTCCGAACCTAGTTAAATCAACAAAAAGTTTTACAAATATTGCTCCAATTAAAGCTATTCCAGGTCCAGTTAAAATACTACCAATCCCCTTAACAATTCCCTGTGCAAATTTAGCCCCTACTGAATCCCCTTTTAGTAAATCAGTAATTCCATTTACTACAGAAGAAATTGCTTTTAAAATGTCTTTTGCTGATTCTGTAAATCCTAAATCCCCAATAACAGAAGCTAGTTTTTGAGATCCGACTGTTAAATTGTTAATTAAAGCTTCTAGAGTTTTATTTAAAGATTCATTTTTTTTATCTAAACCTCCAGCAGCAGTAGCAGACACGTTTAAAGCCGCAGCAAATTGACTTTGGCCCGAATTTAAATCTTCAATTAAACTAATTAAAATATCTCTCTGTCTAACACCAGCAACCTCTTGTATAATTTTGCCTGCTTCTACGCTTTTTAGACCAATTCCTTCTAGTTTTGCAGCAAGTTCTTCAAATAAAGGGACCGCCGCTCTAACATTTCCTTGTACGTCTAAAACATTAATCCCTAAATCTTCTAATACGGCCAAGGTATCTACTCTTCCTAATCTAGCAAAAATAGTTTTAAAAGCATTACCGATAACAGCACCGCCACGTTGAGTTCTTTCTTGAACAGTGGTTACAGCAGCAAGAAGTTCATCAAAAGAAACCCCAGCAACACGAGCGGAAGCAGAGGCTCTTTCTAGACCATTAATTAAATCTTCAGTAGAAACAGCAAATTTAGTATCAACCTCTGCCAGTTTATCTGCAATTTGAGCCACTGTTATTCCACTGTCAGAAAAGCCTTTAACAGCAGCCGTTAAACCTTCAACAGCCTGCTTAGAATCTATACCAGATACGCGAACAAGTTTTAAAGCAGTCTCAACCCTTGATAAAGATTCTTCAACACCTAAACCTTGACGAGCTAATTCTAAAGCCCCTTCAGCAACCTCGTCAAAAGAAGTTGCTGTTTTTTTTGCTACGGAAAAAATACCATTTCCAAATTCTTCTAATTGCTGTTGAGTTCCTCCAAGAATAATATTTATTTTTGCAAAAGTAGCTTCAACTTTAACTGTATTTTGAACAAGAGCCGCAAAAGCTTCTGAAAGTTTATTTATGACAGCGACAGAAGCACCAAAAGCTATAACACGGGCATTAGAAGCTTCTAGTGATTTTTGAAACTCTGTGGCTTGCCCAGTGATTTTGCCAAGAGGTCTTGACAGCTTTTCAATAGACTTAGCTCCGCCTCCAAAACTAACACCTTTAGCCGCAGACTGAATTCTTACTAAAGCAGCGTCAACTTTTCTTGTATCTACTGGACTTAAACTTACTCCTACTTGAACCGACATAAAAATTATTACACTTATATTTTATGTAAATCCATCATTTGTTGCATATTTAAAGATCCTCCTTGTTTTTTTATTTCTTCTGACAAAACAACAACATTTTCATCATCAGCTTTAATTGACTTTAAATCTTCTTTTGTTGCCCCAAAATAAGTAGATCCTCCTTCATCTGATTTTGAAGTATGTCTTTTTGACCCTTCTTTTTGATTTTCGTAAAAACTTATTAAAAGCTCTGGGTCTTTTGCTACGTTTTCAGGAATTTCTTTAGTAGAGTTTTTAAAAATATTTAAAAAATACCTACCAAAAGATATTAACTTTAATTGATAAGTGGTTAATTGCGACAAGGGCTTGCCAAAAACACCTAAAACATCCTCACAAAAAGGAAGATAAACTGAAAAATTATCACTTAAAGCAGCCTTAGATATAGAATCGTCATTAAATTTTTCGAAAAAACTTTTTTGAATTTTATAAACCTCTACTTCTTTGGACATTTCATCAACATACAAATCTTCAAAAACACTTTTTGTAAACTGCTTATCGTAAAAAAGCATATTGCTTACAATATTTTTTTGTATTTTGTTGTTTGAATATTTTTCTACTGTAAGTCCAAGTAGGTCTTCTTTTTCGGCGCTAATTAAAATCAAAGCGTTTTGCTTATCTTTTAATTGTTTTTGCATCTCCTTTTTTTTGGATGGCAAAATTAACTGAGAATTTATTTTTTTTAAATTTTCTATTTCTAAATTTAGATTTTTAATTTTTTCCTCGTTTTTTTCTGACCAAATTTCGTGTTTTATCAAATCTTGTAAAGCGTCTTTTTCGGTAGATAATCCTTTTGACAAAGCTTCTTTTTTAAATAGCTTGGATTTAGATATTAACTCTCTTTGGTCGAATTGGGACAAGTGTTTTAGGTATAAAGAACCAAAGGAGCTACTTAGTACAGTAACTCCTTGCAAAATTTCAGAAACTATCTCTAGGCTTAGATCATTGTCCATCTTTGATGAACTTTTCTATATCCTTCTTTTCGCAATTTTGATTATAAACCCAATAACCAATTACTTTGCAAATTATAGAAGTAGCTTCGTAATCAAACCCTTTTTCATCTTCGAATTTTTCATAAAGATCTTCTCTTTTTTCTTCGAAATCATCTCCTTCAAAAAAGTCCTTAAATCCTCCTTCTGTTTCTATTTGTGCTAGATTTGAGGCATACCACAAAAGAGTCTCTTGCTCTGCTTTTGCATCAGCAGTGTGTTCGTAAACAGATTGAAGAGAAGCTTCTAATTCTTGCATTTCCCTTTGAAGAGAAACTATTTTTAATTTTAACTCTTCTTTTTTTTGCTCGTCTTCTTTTTTCTTTGAAACCTCTAATAGTTGATATTCATTTTGCATATCATTTAAAGCCTTCAAAGACTTTAATAAATGCTTATTCTCTTCTTCTGACAAAGCCCCTCCATTGTCGGCATATTTTTTGACAAGCATTGCTTTTGTAACAATACCCATTTTAATAGCTTTGCTTAATTGAACGGAATAAAAAACTTCAGCGTCATCTACTAGCCTTCTAGTAGGTTTTTTTACGACAAACTTTACAGGAACAGAAACAGTCTTATTGACAAGGACAATTTCTTCTTCTCCATCTTTTGTCGTTCTTTTTTGCTCTACTTGTTTTTTGACTTTTTTCTTTAAGGTGAATTCGTAAATAGTTTTCATAATATTTATTGCTTAAATCTGAACTCAACAGTTAGATTCTCTACTTCATTATTATAATCCCTTAAAACAGAATTTCCAAGATCTAATACTTTTTTTCTGTAGTTTGAAAAATAATCTTCGTCAAAATAGTCTGCCATATCAATCAAATCGTGATATTCTTTTGGCAAACTGTCATAAAGTTTTTCAAAATTTATCTCATGGTGAGATTGTAAGTCTTCTAAAATATTTAAAAACGATTTAAATAAAAAACGTATATAATGGTCTGAACGATCATTTAAAAAATCCTTTGCTATCATAATTTTCCTTTTTCCTGTAATAGGTTACACTTTTTTTTGTGTAAATACAGATATGGCAAATTCTTTAATTTCGGATTCTCAAAAAAATACAATCAAAAGTATTATAGATGATATACATAGCACCTTTGCTAGAGAGATTAAAGTCTTCGAAGATGGCGAAAAAGTATTAATTTCTTCAAGCTCCGAGTTTAATAGTATATACTCAAGAAACTCAAGCGGAGCTGAAACAGTCCAAAGAATCGTAGTAAGTCATACAATTCAAGCAAGAATCAAATATATAAATTCAAAAGAAAAAAGACTAACAGACGGAGATATTGATTCTCAATTAGATATTCAATTAATTAGCGGCTCTGTAAGGATTACTGTAGATGAAGATGGATTTAGATTATTAAAAAAAGCAAAACGATGCGAATTTGAAGGTAGAAAATACACTATAAACAGCAAAGGAAATCCTACTGGTATTTTTGGGCCACAATATTATCATTTTTATTTATCGCCAATTGAAGAGTGATGAAAAATTTTCAATTACAAAAAGAAATCACCTCAAAATTAGTCAAAGATTCTCAGTCTTTAATAACAGTTGAAGTAGAAAGATCTTTTGAGAATAAAAAAAGAGAAATGATTGAAGAATTTTTGGATCATCCAGTGACTCTAGAGCTTTCAGAAGGAATTACAGCAAAAAACATAAGCAAAACTTTATCAGGGAAAAGAGGTAATTTGTTTTCTTTTATTGGTTTTGATTCAGGAGAAGAACCTATTAAGCCTATATTAACCCTTTTAGAAAGTACATTTTTAAGTTACATTGGATATTCGGGAAAAACTTTAAAATATAGAGTCAATTTGCCGACAGCGAAAGATATTTTTCAAGTAACTCCTATGCCTTGGGCTCCTGGACGTAGTTGGGCGAAAGGAATAGAAACAGGAATTTCTGGAGTTGGGTGGTACATAGCAAAAACAAGCGACAGTAGTAGAGCTGGCTTTGGTATTCAAAGTCAATATAGGACACAAAAAGGAATAAAATTCAAAAACATAAAATACATATCTGATTTTATAAAAAGATATGAAAAAGAATTTTCCGCACTTCAATTCTGAGTGTAAAACATATTTTAAACAAGGAGGTATCTATCAAACCGCAATATCAACACGAATTAATGACAAGCTTTTCTTTATGGTTTGATAACAACCTTTTACAAAAAGGAGAGGCTTATTCAAACAAAACAGGAGCTTTTTATCATTTTGAAGACAGCAGGCTCCCGTCTTCTTACAAAGCGTACGCAAGCCCTTACAAACAATGGGTAAATGATTCTTCTGTTTCTGGAGACACAAATCCAATTATACCGACAGGATTTAACGGAAGCGGAAGAAGCGACGATTTAATTTTTGATTTTGAAAATGGGAGAATAATAGAAACAGGAGGAAATTTTTCTGATAGCGAAACTATTACAGGATCTTTTTGCGTAAAAGATTTTAACATTTATATCACTAATGAAACCGAAGAGAACTTAATACTAGAAGGCAAATTTGAATTAAATTCTAGATACGATCAAGTTCCTAGTGGAGTTGCTCCTTATGACCAAATGATTCCAGCTATTTTTATAAATTGCGAATTTATGAAAAATGAAGGGTTTGCTTTTGGGGGCGAAGATTTAACCACAAGTACAATCAAAGCAGTAGTTTTAGCAGAAAATGATTATCAACTCGACGGCGTTTTGTCTATATTTGCAGATTCTTCAAGGGCGTATATTAATAAAATTCCCTTTACTGGACACCCTTCAACTGAGTATGGAGATATTAAAAATGGCTCATATAATTACGCCGATATTTGCCAAAATAATTCTCATAATGGAACATACTACATAGAAGATGTAACTGTTTCAAAATTTTCAGAAAGAGCTCAAAACGGCATTCCTGGAAGTCTTAAAGTAGGCTTTATAGATTTTGATGTTTCGACGGCAAGATTTCCAAGGTCTTAATTTCACATTCACAAACATTAACTGTAAATACAATAAATTATTATGGCTAAAAATAGAGTTATTTATCAATCCGACGCATTGTTCGCAAGTCAAACAGTAAATTCTACTGGAGATAGCGAACACGCACAACTTCGCAGAGTACAATCTGCTAATTATTCTTTTAATGTTCCTCGTCAGGACGTTAATCAGTTTGGTCAGCTTGCAAGACTTGAATCTATCATTCTTGAAGCTCCCACTGTTTCTTTTGACATGTCTTACTTTCTAGGTGACGGCTTTAACGAGCAGGCTCTTCAATTCAAAAACGGAGCAAGTCTTGATGCTGGATTTATTTCTGGACAAATTTCTTCGACAAGTGGGCAAAATCTTTACATTTTAACCGCTCCAGAAGGTGTTGACGCAAACTTCAATACAACTTCTGCAAATTATAATACTATTGGAGTTGGTAATGCATTCTTAACTGACTACTCCCTTGAGGCTTCGGTAGGTTCAATTCCAACAATCACAGTATCTTATGAAGGTACAAATATGAACGCTACAGCAGATGTATCTGGATCAAGCAATGGGTATTCTGGCATTTCTGGAGTTGGTATTGATCCTGAAGTTGGCACAGTTTTAGCAGACCAAGCTTTAGGCGTTGTTTTTCCTGCCGCTTCCGAAGGAACAGGTGCAAACATTCCTTCTGCTTTAAGACCTGGAGATATTGAGTTGTCTTTTGCAAATGCAGATGGAGACACAATTGTTGATTTAGATGGCGCTGGTGGGGCTCACGTACAAAGTGTTTCTATGTCAATCCCTCTTGGAAGAAGCCCAATTGACAGGTTAGGAACTCGTTTTTCTTTTGCTCGTGTTGTTGACTTTCCAATTAATCCAACTCTTTCTGTTTCTGCTATTGTTTCCGAAACTCAAACAAGAGCCTTAACTGATATTATTAATGATGACGGGTTCATTAGCGAGCTTCAATTTACTTTTAAGGATTCTGATACAGGAAACACGCCAAGAGCTTCTTACAAAATGACAAACTTAAAACTTGATACGGAGTCATTTAGTTCTAGCATCGGGCCAAACAAAACAGTTGATTTAACTTTTTCTCTTTCGATTGGTGGTCCAGAAGATACAGTAAATAATGTATTCTTTTCTGGCTCTAATGCTGGAGCGGTTCTTGGAAACTCAAGAGAGGCTTAGTCAAAATAATTAATAAAAACAAAAACCTCTTCTTTCGGGAAGGGGTTTTTTATTGCACAAAAAAGCGCAACCCCCGCTATGCAGTGATCACGCTATCAGAGATAAACTCTGGAAGAAATTAATTAGTTCCTGTTGGTTGGGCTACAGATTCAATTCCCCCAACTTGTCTTGGGCCTGCTTGGTAAACATTGTAAGAATGAATCAGGTCTTGCATCTTATTGTAAGAGTCCTCAGCTAAAGATTTATAGACTTTGGACACTTCATTCTTATTGACAAATGTAATGGCGTTATCGCCGTCTCTGACGCTTAGAATGTTACCATTTGTATCATTAGCTATCCCTCGAATAGTGTTTCGAGTTTGTTTCTGATAGTAGTGGTATAAAAACATCTCTTTGTAAATGTTTTGCTCTTCTAAATTTAGCCCACTAACTTCTCCACTTACTCCTGAAAAACTTGAATAAATAGAGTTATTAAGCTGGCCAAGGTTAGTCTCCAACCAACCAGAAATCGACTCTAGTGTTATATTACTAGAATCAAATTCATTTATATAAATGGAATTAGCTAAATCAATTAAACGACTCATTAAAGTACATTACACCAAAAATTAAATTTGATCCAAAAACTGTTGCTTTAATGCTGCTATAATTCTAACTCTATCAAAAGAAGGAGTAAGCCCTAATTTCATAGCTGTTTCTTGAAGCTCTGATAGTGTTTTTTTTCGCAGTTTAGATTCGAAGTCTTCAACAGAATCAGAAGAAAGTTCTTCAACTTGGGCTTGAATCATAGTTCTGCCAGAATCCCAATTAGTCATTTTCCATTCGTGAAAAGCTCTAATTAAAGCATTATCTTGCAGGCTTTCATCTTTAAAAACCCTAGTTGATGTTTTTTCAGCAAGGCTTACTTTTTGAGGCATCTTCATTCTGGCTAATTTTTTCTTAAAAACTAAAATATTTCCCGCGCCAAAAGGAGATATTTTATTTATGCCTAGCATTTTTTCTTTTTCTTCTATTGCATCTACATTGTCTCTTTCTTTTCCATCAGTATATTGCAAATCAGAAATATCAGGCTTTTCTTCTTCAATTGCTGTTGAAATGTATTTTTGACCTTCTTCGTTAATTTGGTTGCTTAAATCTTCCATAAAGATATTATAAAATAAAAAATTAAATATTAAACAAAAAAAAGCTACCCCTTTCGAGGTAGCTTTGGTTTTTAAATTAACTTAGATTAAACGATGACTCCTAGAAGAGCTCGATTATCAACAACTACGCGGCCTTCTTCAAGACCCCCGAAGTAACCGATTTTCTTTTGACGGATGCTATATTGATCATCAGCGACAAGGCTAAAATCTGATCCGTTTTCGGCATCTACAGCAATTGGTCTAATTAAAGATTCGCGGCTGCGGTCAATGCCTACTACAATTTGATCCGTAGCTTGAGTAAATGATCCTGCATAATTAGCTTTAAACAGTTTGTTGAATTTTTGGTTGTCGCCAAACTCGTTTAGCTCAATAACATTAATTCCATAAAACTCAGGAGCTCCAGCAGCGCTAAAAGCTTGTTCTGCAATCACATCAGCAGTTCTTACAGAGTCTGTTCCAGATCCAGCAGGAGCAACTTTAGTATTGATTGGGTTGTAAGCAATAGCACGAAGTTCTTCAACAATTTCAGGAGAAGTGATAATGTCAGTAATTCCGCGTCCTTGGCGAGCATCAGGAGTGCCTCCAACAAAAGAAGTTATGATTCTTTTTGATCGTGTCATTAGAGCGTTTAAATCAGCAAGCGTAAATCTGTTTGCTGTATTAGCCGAAATAACATGAGACAAGCCGTTAGTAGTTGCCCCACCTAAAGCTTTCATAATAACATTTCCAGAAATAGTGTTTTGCTTCAAAAGGATTTCTTGAGCTACACGAGTCATTGTTTTAGCAACAACATCCATTCTGCTTTTGGCGGCATAGCGACGATCAAAGCTTACCGCAGAATCAAGAGAGTATGTAGCGATTTTAAGCTCTGAAGATGTAGGATGAACTTCCGAAGTTGGAAGGCCCCCCGCTCTTGTTTGACTAAAAACTTGAATGTAATCTTCGTCAGAAACGTCATAATACAAATCCAAAGGGATCGAAGGATTATCTTCTGAATTATATTGAACGCTTGTAAAAAGATTTGATAACGCTGGGGCGTTATTAATAACTTCTGAAAGAACAGGGCCAATAAACTCAGCTAAAGCTGTTTGAGCTTCATAAGCAACATGCTTGTCCTTAGAAGCCATTGCTTTGATAAGCTGGACTTGTTCTGGGGTGTTTTTTAAAGTAATTTTCATATTATAAATGTTTTTTTTATTAACCTAATTTAACAACAACATAATCGCCAGCAAACTGATCAGTAACTCCGTTAGAGCTGCGAGAACCAGTTGCAAGAATCATTCCAATTGACTCAGCAGAATTTGCATCAGCAGGACCAATTGTTCCGTCACCAGCAACTTCAAAACCTCCACCAATTGTAAATGCACTAGCACTTCCTCCTTCGATGCCGTTTGTAGAAAGAGTAAAAATACCTTTTGTTGCTACTGGTACGCTTTGACCAGGAAGCACAGCTTGAAGCTCTTCTTTTTTAGTAGTGTTGTAAATTAACTTTTCTCCGTTTTCGTCAGTCTTAGCTGTTTGATTCAAAGTTAATCCAAGAGGGGCTTCTCCAGAAGCAGCAGCAGCAATTTCAAGAGGGTTTGTAGGGTACATATCCGAACCTACAAATGGGTAATCTGTTTTTCCTAAGTAATCGTTAGATCCGTATGTAATAACTTCTTGATCTAAATTACCATTGGTAATTTTAACAAAAACACCGTTCGAACCTTTACCGTCTCCAGTAGTAGATTCAAGAACATCAGCGTCTTGAAGAGCAAACATGTTTACAACATCGTGCTCGTTATATTGTCTAAAAGGAAGTAATCTTAGCATGATTTTTTTTTGGGTTTTTAATTTATTTAAGAATGTTTTCGCGGCTAAATGCAGCTCTAAATCGATCTACAAAAGCCTCTTCAGAAGCTTGAGACTCTACGTTGTTAGGAATAGAAGCTTTCTCAGCTTCTGCGCTATCTAAAGCTTCTTCTACATTAAGTTCTTTAGCCAAAGATTCGTCTGTTTTTTCTTGTTTTTTAAGTTTTTCTTCGACTTCTTCTTGCACACGTTTTGCAATAGCTTCTTCTTGCTTTGCTTTGGCTTCTTTATTTTTAGAGCTCCAAAAAACAGAAAGTTCTTTTTTAAATGACTCAAAAGATTCTTCAGAACTATCTAGTCCTTTAATTTTTTCAGCGATAAACGAACTATCACTTTCTTCAAGATCATAAATAGAATCGATTTCTTCCATTCTTGAATTAAAACGAGCAACAGCTTCTTCAGCTTTCTTTTCTGTTTCAAAAGAATCAATTTTCTTTTGGGCTTCGCTAAGTTCTTTTTTGATTTCTTCTACTGAAGCTTGAAGCTCTTTGTTAGCTAAAGAAACTTTTTCTTTTTCTTTGGAAGCAGCTTCTAGAGAAGCTAAATACTCGTTTTCTTTTTGTTTAATGGCTTCCGCAAAAGTAGAAGTCATGTTTGCGACAGCCTCTTTTGAAAATTTGTCTTCAGCAAGGCTTTCTTTAAGTTGTAGTAGTAGATTCTCTAAGTCCATGATTTTAGTATTGTTTACAGCGTTTTTTAATTTTTGTGAAATTATACCTTTATTTTTTGTTGATATTTCTTTTAAGTAGTTTATTTGATGTTTTTTAAGCCCCAAATTAGCGCTTGAAATTTTTTCTTTTTCTGTTTTTTCTTTTTTGTATTCGCTGCTAATTACACCTTTTACATTTGCAGCAGGCTTCATAGTGAATCCAATTCCCAAGGGATATATATCTCCAGTTATTAATCTGTAAATAGGCTTGCCCTCTTCAGTTAAACCTTTGCCTCCAAAGCTTTTTAGCATTCCTTTCATTTCTTTAATTTTTTTTGGATCAGAAATGATTTCGGCTTCTTTTAAGTTTTTGCTTCCAACGGCTATTTTATATTCACTAAATCCTACTTCCCAACTTGCAGAAATGGTTTTATACATTTTGTTTGCAGGGTCGGTGCTCTTTTTTATAAGTTCGAAAAAATCAGCATCTGCAACTTTATAAATAACAGCTCCCAAAGCTATATTAAAAGGATTTGTTTCTGCTTCGTCTACATTAAGCAAAATTTCACTATTTGAATAGTCGCTAAATCCAGCATTAACAATATGTCCTACAATTTTTTTCTTATTGTGTTCTATGTTTGTTGGTTTATGGACAAATTGCTGAACAGCTTCTATGGCTGTTTTTGTATTTATTCCATCTCCGTTTTTGTTAAATTCATTTACAACGGCGGCATTAAACGCTACCCCCATTAAATCAATATTTTTTTCTAAATTTACGGAGTCGGGAATCAACCCTCTTAAATTTTCAATATTAGCTTGACTTATATCAAATCCAGCAATTTCTTGGCAGGCTTTAACTTCAAAATCAAAAGTTGTTGTATATTTATGCTTCATTAGAATGGTATAAAATAGCAGAAGGGTATATTTCTAATTTGTGTTTTTCAGAAATTTCTAAAATATCATTTAATGTTCCAAGTGTTTCTATGACATTAAAATCATTTACACATGAAATTAAAGTTTCTGTCCATTTTTCTTTTTTTGTTGAGCATATTACCGACTCACAAAGTTTAGCTAGCATTTTTTCTTGACTTTCAGAAAGCTCTTTTTTATCCGAAGACAGGCTTTCAATCATTTTTTCTTTAGCTAAAGAATTTAAAGCTTCGACTTCATAAATTGTACCTTGAATGTTTTCTCTAGAAAATTTGTCTTTTGACCCTTCTGGTCTTCCAGGCATGTCTCCATTCTTTTTTTGAGTAGGAGTTGATTTGTCTTCAATCATTGGAACGCCCCCTACAACTGGATTAAAATAACCTTTTTCTCTTTGCTCTTTAAACTTTTCTTGAGCAGATCCCAAATCACCAGCTTGCGGAAATTTACCAGTATGAAACAATTCCATTCCTTGTTCTGCGGTAAGAATGCCAAGTTCCATAAGTCTAGTAGCAACTCTCATTAATTGGACCTCATCGCGCAAATCAATGTCTTTAAATTTTGCTTTTGGACAAGATCTAAAACCCAAGTCTTGAGCAATTCTTTTTAGTTCGGGCTGCAAAAAGTCTTGTAAAAAAGCTTCACGAGCTTCTTTTAACCTGTCTAAAAATACACGAGCTTTCATTTCAGCTCCATTGTATTTATCGTCATTAAGAATGATATTTTGTAACCCTTCTTTAATATCTTTGTTTATAACTTCGTACTTTGCAGGCCCGACAACTTTATTAATATCAGGAATAATAAAATCAGCTTTGGTTGTATAATCAGAAACAAGAACTCTTCCAACAGACTCATTTTGAAAAAGCTTTTGCATTGCTGACACATTTTGAGGGTTGATTCCTCCTTTATCAGGCTCTGCCCCCATAGTTATCATAAGAATTACGTTTTCAACGGTTCTCATAATAGCTTGATCCATTTTTTTCATTTCTAATTTGGCGTTAATATCCTCAAGAACTGGATAACCAAAAGGAATAGCAAACGGTTCGTAATCTTGTTTTTTGTAAAAACTGTACGAAATTTTTTCATTTTTTAGGTTTATCATTAAACCGTCTTTGAAATGAGAGTTGTTTTTTATTTTTTCTTGAACTTCTGGATCTAAGCTTTCAAAAATTTCTCTGTCATCTTCATTTTTTGGATTTGCAAGTCTTTCTATATCAAACTCAGAAAGTATTTTAGCGTAAGCCCCATCTTTAGTATTAAAAACAGAGCTTCTTTTTGCTACGATCTCAAAAGGATTTAAAACAATATATTTTATTGGAAATTTATTAGCGAGTGGACCTTCGGAAATTGTTTCTGAAAACTTCTTATAGTCGTCTAACTTAAACTTCGCATCAACCCTGTATAAAAAAATATTTCCGCTTCTGTAATACTCTCTAAAGTATTGATCTTTTAGATCCCAAATTTTAATTTTATCAAAAAGTTTTTCAAAAAAGCTTCTAGATGTCGCGCTTCCTCCTTCGAGATAAACATCAGCATTAGCGAATTCTGACATCATATCGACAGTGTTTCTAAAAATAGGGACATTTGCGTATGCTTTTTGACAAAGCTCTATAGCATCTCTTACGTTAATTCCATCGGAGGACATTTCATAAGGAAGAAGCCCACCTCTTATTTGACTAAATTTATTTAAAGTGTTTGTTACAGACGACCTATTAATTCTCGAACTTGTTCTTGAGTACGCTGTAGCTCCATTTCTGCTGTAAGAAGCTTCAGATACATGATAAGGAGCTCCAGTTGTTATAGGCTCTACATCGTTTGATTCTAGACTTTGTGAAGCGTTTTTTGGAAATTTATTCCAGTAGTCTGATTTTTTATTGTATTTTCTTTTTGACATTTGTGCAAAGATTATAAAGTTGATTACACTTTTTAAAAGTAACTTTCTTAACTTTTTTAAATAAACATTGGAGTAAATCCTTGATTACTTTCTTCAGGAATATCCATCATATCATAATAAATATTCATTCCCCAATTTCCAAGCACTAGAGCTGAGTAGGAGTCTTTTCTTGGTCTGTCTGTACCTTTTTGCCTTTTTAGATTGCTTGGTAAATCAAAACTTTGAGTTCCTCCAGTAGAAGTAGAGACTTGAATCAAAGCGCATTCAGCTTTTGTCAAATCAATCATATCTTTTTGATGCTCTATAAAATCAATCATTTTTGCACCTTTATTTTTTTCTTCGCTAAATTTTGAAAATTTTAAACTCTCAATTGGTATTTTTTTTGCCTTTTGAATGGAATAATTATCATCCATTGCTGTAGCCGCAAAATAGATTCTTTTTCTATCGAAAGCTGTTTGAAGCATCTCATTAGAGGTTCTAATCCATGTTGATAAAGGCTTTCTTAAATGACAAATTACATTGTTTGATAAGTTATAGTTTCTTCTGGCTTCTTTTAAATCTTTCGTGTATTCATGAGGATTGTTTAATTCAGCTTCAAAAATGCCAATTTCTATATTTTCTTTTTTAAAAATTTCACTTTCATTACAAGAATTTATAAATTGAACGCCTCCGTTGTAGTCTCCTACAATCATAATAATGTTAAAATGATCCAAAATATATTTAAAATATATAATATGCTTTTTTAAATTTGTTCCAGGAAGGGCGTAACTATGAACCAAAACCCCTTTCTTTTCTTCTGGAAGAAGCTTAATTATTTGAATAGCAAAATCATCGGAAGTTTCAGACTCAGACCAAGAAGGGTCAAAAGCCATTATATATTCAGATCCTTCTTCTCCAGCCACTTCAATTGCTGGTGATTCACCATCTTCAATTGTACATTCTGCCATTTTGCTGATTTTAAAATAACCTGCACTGTCATCTGTAAACTGAGCATTAAATTCTCTATCAATTTGAGATTGGCTCATTGTCCCTCTTGCTTGGCTAATTAAGTTTTCATCATACAGAGCTTTAGGAGCACAATCATAACTAAACTGCATAATACATCTTCTTCCTTGGTTTTTTGCTCCAGGATTAAAAATCATATTTTCATAAGCTTGGTACATTTTATAAAGATACTCAAACTTGTAAGATGCCGACGAAAGCCCAATCATTTTATTTGAAGGCCATTCTGTTCGGTCTTCTTCTTTCATTTTTCCAGCCGCAATCATTTTGTCTTCTATATCTTTGACTTTTTGACGCTCTGTTGGGTTTTCCACAACAGCAAGAAACGGCATAATAACTTCGTTTAAAACTTTTTCTGGCATGAGCAAAAGCTCATCAATAATAATTCTTTGAAAACGGAAACCGCGAAGTTTTTCTCCATCGCCAAGGGGCAAGGCTGTTATGCGGCTTGAACCAATCTGCATAGACCATTCATCATTTGATTTGTTTATTTTTCCTATGCATTGTCTAAATAATTCTGCTTTTTTATCTTGAGCAATATCTTCAATTTTTCGAAAGATCATTTTGGAATTATGATTAACAAATCCATTGCCTGTATAACAATGTTCGTTTTCTACTTCAATATCTATTGTTTTTTTGTCTTGATAAGGAGAAATGCAATCCACTTTATCCCAATACAATGAAGTCAATTCATTTAATCGTTCCGAATCCTCTAAAGATATTTTCTCAGAGTATTTATTCAGTATAGATAGGAGTCTTTTTTTACCTAAATTTTTAGCTAGTGTTTCTGGGAAGCGATATTTTGATGATAAGTATAAACCAGAACAAGGAACAATATTGCAGTTTTCTCGGTCTTCGCTTTGAATAGCACTATTTAGTATTTTCTGCTTTCTTGAGAGTTTGAATCCGATTTCATTATAAAACCTTTTAATCATCTCTAAAGAGGTGATTCTTAGCTTGTAAGATTCTCTGCCAAAAGCATTATGTCCACATATTTTAATACTGCCTTTCGCTTTTTCTTTTTGTATTTTGGATATAATTCCAAATTTTAATAAAAGAATTTGAATTTGTTTTATTAATTTCAAAGAGGGTGAGGCTAATTCTACCCTGTCTTTACTAACGCATCCATCAGTATCAAACAAGCCCGATAATAACCCAACAACAAACTCTCTGTTTTCATTTAAAACAGATTCGGGCAAAAATTTCTCATGAGCTTTTTTAGAATCATCCAAGTCTTGAAAAAAGTCATTAATCCATTTTTTGTTGTTAATTCTTAGTTCGAATGTTGAACTTTTGTTTTTTTGTCTTTTTAGTAAATTTAAATCATTAGCTTGGGCGAAATCGTTCATAGAATCGACCGTTTCTAAATCATTAGTTGTTATACAAACATATCCATATTTATTTTTTGATACACAGCCGCCCCCTATAACGGTTCCATAAAAGTATCCATCTTGATGAGTTTTTTTACCTTTTGGGAAAAAAGCGTCTTTTATTTGAATCGCTACATAATCACCCTTCTTGATTTCCGACAAATCTTTGTATATTTTGGTTTGGCTGGCTTCATCTAAGCATAGAATTTTATGATTCTTTTTGCCTTTGACTTCGTATCCACGATTTGTTTGAAGTTTTAAAATGGAAGCTGGCTTATTTGTCCATTTGTTTAAAATTTTATTATGGCCTTTTTCTGAGAAAACCATGTCTCCAACATTTAAATCTCGCGCTTTAATCAAACCTCTTTTTGTTGATACAAGAGCGTCGGGAGTAATACATTGGCGAAACGATTTGGATATGATTCCAATATGAACGCCTTGGTTCATCATTGCATCCAACAAAGCAAAAATGCCAGTAGAAAAGGAATTATGATTAATAAATCCATTTCCAATATAATTATGTTCTTTTTCTACCGTAATTCCAACAGTTTCAAAAAACCCATTTTTTATACATTTTATTTGAGCTTTGACATAATTTTTTTTGTCTAAATCTACAGGCTCTTCGCTATTCCATTTTTCAAAATCTTCATAAATATAAATGAAGTCTTTTTCCTTTAAATCTTGAACAAACTTACATTCAGTTTTGTTAATAAAAATTTTGTGATCAGCTCTGCATCTTATGGAAAACGATCTGTCTTCTGTTTCTACTTGTAATGAGTATCCACTAAAAGGAGCCTCTTCCCACTTGTCGATTATTTTATGGTATCCATTTTTTGTTAAAATGCTTTCTCCGACAAAAGTGTTTTTTAATTTTTTTCTGCCGTTTTCTGTGTGAACTATTGTTTCTCCACAGTTACACTTACTCATTCCTCTAGAATTGTGATGAATGAAACCATTCCCTACATAATTTTCTTCGTTCTCTACTGTTATGTCAACAGACTCTTCAAAAATATTTTTTGATTCTTTAAATTCTGTAAAAATAAATTTTTCTTTTTCGAAATCTTTTATAAAATTTTCTTGCTCTTGGTCTAGGCGCAAGCGATTTAATTTATCTTTATTGCCTAAAGATACCTTTTTAAATCTATTTGTATTGTGGCTTTTGTTAAGTTTTTTTTCTAAACCAGGAATGTTGTAATAATTGTGATTTGCAAAAACATTATTTTTTAAAAAGTAATTTAAATTTTGTTTTTTGTGTTTTGATGTAAATCCTATTTCTTTTGCAAAATTAAAAAAAGAATCTTTTTTTTGTATCTTTAAATCAAAAGCATTTCCACCAGCTTTGTTTATTGATGAATATACCCCAAAATTAAGAAGCAAAATATGAACCTGTTTAAGAAGTTCATACGAAGTCGATTTTAACCCAAGAGGATTGCTTCTTTTTTTTCTTTTTGTGTCGCAGCAATAGCCATCCGCATCAAAAATACCCCGAATTAAATTCGCTATTTGGGATTTTTTGCAAGAAAATAACGAATCAGGAATTATTTTGTTTTGAGCTTTATTTTTATCGTTAAAACCTAAAGAAGACAACCAATAAGTAAAATTTTTGCTTGTTAAAATTATTTCTTTGCATCCTTTTGTTTTTCTAAAATAAGGGTCTACATCTCTGTAAGATCTGAAAAATTTATATAACCTTTCTTCTATTTCTTGTGAATTTGTAACTACAGAAAAACATCCAGACTCTTTATTAAAATATCCATCGCCAATAAAATACCCTAACGTGTAAAACAGTTCGTTAGAAATTTTTAATTTTTCTTTTGGGAAATTGCAATTTACTGTTTTTCTAATTTCTTTAAACGGGTATTGCTTTAAGATGTTATTATTTCCCCAATGCCCCTTTTCGCACTTTATTGGAAAAAAATCACCCTCAACAAGGTCTTCGATTTTTTTAAACTCATAATCTAACAAATCTTTATTATAAGTTAAAATTCTATGACCCTTTTTCGCTTTAAAAGAAAGTCCATTTTTAAAAGAAACTTCTAGACCTTCTTCTTTTTTATTTGTCCACTTATTTAAAACTTTATTAGTTGAATACCTAGATTGAACATAGTCTCCAATTTTTATGTCTTTTATTTTTTTATAGCCTTCTGTGGTCAAGACATATTCTTCAGGGAATTTACACCAAACCCCCAAAAAATAATCGTTTTCCATCATAGCTTTTACCGCCATGTGTTGAAATGGAAAAAGCTCAATACCAGTAAGCAACTGAGTGGAAAAAGTTACATTTTCTTTTAAAAATTTATAAAGCCAAACCTTTGCTTGATTATCTTCTAAATAACCTTCTAGATTTAAAATCTGTTCATTGACAGATTCTTTTTTTAAAGGTTTTTGGTTTCCTTTTGTCCAAGCACACATTTTAATTTATTTTTAATTGTTTATCTAAGAAATATTGAATATCAACATTCCAAAGTTTTTTTCCAAAATATAAAAGTTTTGGGATTAGCTCTTCGCTATGTTGTCTACTTTGAGTAAACACAAATTGACAGTTTCCAGCAAATTCATGCTGAATAGAAATTAAATTTGAAAAAATCCACCCTAATTTTGGAGACCTTTTTCCTTTCGCAAATATAGCTTCTTTTTCTATGTCTGCTATTGTCTTTTCTACAACTATGTACATGTAACTGTTTAAATCAATACATCTTTGCATTTCTTTTCTAAATCTATCTGCCTGAGCCCCAAAAGTAGACAAAAAATCTCCAGCGCTTTTTCTATCAACAAAAGTATTAGAAAAATCATCTCCTGCTAAAGTATAATCCCCAAAATCTAATTTTAAAATTTTAGACTTCGCAAATTTTAACGGCTGTTGTTCTCTTGTATCTATAAGAACTTCAACATCTACATTTTGATCGAACTCTTTAGGCATCCCTTTAAAAAAAATAGGTTTGCCTCCCATTTCTTCACAGGCTTTTGTGTATGTTCCGAAATGTTTTTTATACATGTCAAGGTCAGGGAGCTGACGTTTTAAAAGCTCTAAATAAAATGGAGCGTGGGTATATTTTTTTTGTTTTATCCTTCTTTTCGCAAGTTCGATAATGTATTTTTTTACTTCTTGGTCTGGCGCTATTTTACACCACTCTACAAGTTGGTCTCTATCGGCAAAATCATTTTCAAAATAATCGTTTTTGTTTTTAAAAGGCAGGGGGTTGCCGTTTAATTTGTTGAACCTAGGATAATGCTTTACGTAGTAATCTCCCACATACATTTTATGGAGCTTTAAATGGCTATGTAGGGACTTTTCAGTATCAAAGGTAGCTCCGCACTCCTTGCACCTATAAGACATCTTCAATACCTATTCCAAGGACACGAGCTTTCCATGCGGACATTCCCTCTAAACGTAAAGCTTCTTCTTTTATTAGTTGTTTTTGAGCTTCTGCAATTTTTACCATGTTTTGCCTTTCTTCTTCTTCTTGAAATGTTTGAACAACAGACAAGAAACTAGAGCTTGACTTTTCCTTGTTTGCTAGTCTTGCCCCTCTGTCTCCTTGAAGTTTTTTTGTAAGGTTTTCTATTCGGCTTTCACATTGGTGATATTCAGAACTTTTTGCTTTAATAATTTCGGCCAAACGAACGGTCATTTCGTCTTGATCTTCAGCGCTTTCAAACATGCCGTTTAATTTTTGCAAATTCTTTGTTATTGACTCTAGATTGATAATTTCTTTAGAGACATTCATGTAAAGATTTATTTCGTCAGCGGTAAGATCTGGTTTATCCCAAGTAAGTCTTATAAATTCCTGTTCAAATAGTTCCTTATCGACTTCATCCTCGTAATTATTTACAATAGCAACAAATCTAGAATTACTAAGGTTAATTCTTAACTTTTCACAGCATAGTTTCTGATTACGAGAAAGCCTTCTTTCTTCTAGGCCGTACCCGCTAGAATCATTAATTTTTTTTATTAATCTTGATATTGCGTGAGGTGGAAGATATTTCCCTGAAGAGTCTCTACAGGTATCTCTTTCTTCTTGTTTGTCTTTATTGACTATATCGTTAACAGCTCTCCATTCTTTAGAAAGTTTTTCGACATCTTTCTTAAAAATAGAATTTGCTATTTGACATGTATTAAAATTTTCTAATTTAAGATCTTCAATTTCGGCCAATTGATCTTTTGTAAGAATAATGTCTTCTAATTTTTCTTTTTTTCTTGTTATCGCTTTTAGCCCATTTTTGGCCAAAAACTTTGCTACGGCTTTACCTTCTTTAGATCTTCCATCAAGTTTTTCGTCTTTAAAAACGATTTGTGTGATTTCTAAAATATTTGGAGTTTGTTGAAAAGTGTCTAAAACCAAAAGCTCCTGTTCTTTTGTTAACTTTATCATATAATGTCTTTTTCTCTTATTAAGTCTTTAGCTTTCTCTTGAAAAATCTTTTTTAAATTTTTTATTTGTTTGTAGCCTGCGGATCTCTTTTTTTCGGTAGTTTTAAAACCTAAATATTTGGCGACTTGCTCTTCTGTCTTGTTTTCAATAAAAAGCATTTGAAAAGCCTTGAACTGTCTCGGCGTTAATTCGTTTTTTATTTCTTTTGAAAGTTTTTTTGAAGCTCCTTCTAAATCAAGAAAAGTGTCTTTTTTTTCAAAAAGCTCATGAAAGTGATGCTCCATTGTGACAGCTAATTTTATATTGTATGCTATCTTTTTTTTACTTTCCCAATGCTTATATTCACCACAAGAAGAGTCTTGATTTTTGCTGTTTGTTTTTAAACAATGTCCTCCTCCTGTATTAAAAGGACACCTTAAGCAAGGTCTAGCATAATTGCCATAATGATTTCTTAGTAGATTTTTAAATTGATTTGAAACGACTCTACTTAGCCAAGGTTCTATAGGTTTAGACTGATCCCATAATTGCCACTTTTTATAAATGTGGATCATTATGATTTGTTTTATATCATCGTAATCAATATAGTTTAAAGCATCCAAGTTCCATTTAATTCTTTTTCGCTCTAAAGCCTTTTCAATTTCAGGCAATTTTTCCTCAAAAGAATACATCACAAATCATTTATATTTTTAATGTTTGCTTTGTGGGTTTTTGGAGCTGATTTGCCTCCAAGAGACCCTATTGTATGTTGAATACTTGCGCCAAAATCATCCAGCTCGTATTGCAGTTTTGAAATTTTTGGAACGTAATCGGCGTCTGTGTACCCCTCTGAATCTTCAGATACTGTTCTAGACCCTTCAGAGGCTCTTAAAGCATCTTGTTTTGGTTGAGCTTTATTACTTTCATTATTGATAGCTTGGCCGCAATTAGGGCAAAAATTAGGAGGGCTGAATTTATACTCTAGTTTGTGTCCGCAATTAAAACAAAATTTAGTCATATTTTATAATAATATAAAATATATTTTTTTAAATCTAAACAATGCTTAAGCCAAAAAAATTTTAATTGTCAATAAGTGTAAAAATTTAAAGAATTAATTTGAGCCTTAGAAGTTGCTACTTGTGTAAGCGGACCATACTCACCATTTTCTAGTGGAAATTTCCTACTTGCCGTGCCTTCAGCTAACAAATTAGCCGCATTTTTATTGACAGTTGTAGTTCCTGTAGAATGCCATGACTGCGTATATACTCTTGCCGTACAAACTAAATAAAAAGTGTTATTATTTATAGTTAAATTTACGTAAGCTCTATCTTCATATTGGTTCACAGTATATGAATAATAAGAACGTAACTGCACCCTAGAGTCAACTCTCATTAAATAAGCAGCAGCGTCAGTTCTAGCTTGAAAACCATAATCAACTCCATAGCCAACAAATACAGAATTGTTATAAAGCTCCGCTATTTTAAAACCATTACTAAATGTTCCTAATTGTGAATGTGATCCAAGAGTAGGATATTCGTCGCCATCTTCTGCAAAATTTGCAATAGACGATAAGTGTACTCTATTTTTTGGCTGACCTGTTATGCCTGAAGAATTTAAACTAGATGCACCATGTTCATTGCTTGACGTATTTAATGTTCCAGTGACTTCGCTTAAATTCCAAAATAATAGCATAGCTAGTCGCCTTGATTCTTCAATGCTAGCTAATTGTGCAGATTGTGTAGATGGTTGATTTGTTTTACTCCATCCGCTCAACGTCGTCCAACTGTCATAATCTGTTACGTCCTGAGATATGTAATTTGGAAACCCATTTTTGAGACCCAAGGCTTTAAAGGGTGTTTCTGTTGGCATTTATCTAATTTTTTTAACGGCCCAGGCATGTATTCTTGGCCTTACGTTTTCGTTAGCGCTTTCGTCAAAACCATTATAAAAGAAAAAAGAATCTGGCAAATCAATAGCCGCCCCATTTTGAATAAAACCATGAGTGGAAAGGCCTACTTCTGTTTGGTCCCCATCTAATAAACTTCTTAATTCGACTGAACTAGGATTAGAATAAAAATTTTCATCATCAAGAGGGTGCAAATTACCAAACCACCCGCTAGGCTTACACATTGCTATTGAAATAGATTGATTAGAGGCTCCTTTGTTGTTTACAGTATATTTAATTCCAAAATATGAACAAAAATTTCCAGAATTTTGTGGGCCATCTGTTCCGTCAGTGTATCCTCTAGTATTAATAAGTCCATTGTTATAACCAAAAAAAGTATCATATAATACAGACTCCCCATAAGAAGACACTATTTCCGCCTGACTATTGGAATCGTTTAAAACATAACAATGGTGACTATTGTGTTGACTACCACTTGAATTTGTAAAATAAATAGTATCGGCTTTATACCCTACAAATCCTTGATTGGCAGCATCCAAAGGAAGAGTTTTTGTTTGTGCGTTTTTTGTAATTCCTATCCATGTAAATGTGTCGTTTGTGGTTCCTCCTGAAATTTTGTTTGAAACGCCAAATCCAGAATTAAGAGAATCTCCGCTTACTACACTAAAAAATGCACCGATGTTAATTTCTTCCCAATTATCCCCAAAGGAAAAAGGCACTTGGTAAGCGTGCTTTGGCCCAATGATCAAACTGTTGTCTCCAGTTCCTTGTTGAGCTCCACTTATTACTTGTTTTTTATAAATTGTTCCGCCTGACATAATTTTGTTTACACTTTTATTGTTTTGTTAAGAATATTTTTTCAATAAATTGAGAGTTATCTACGTAGTTAATAGTTTCTTCTTGAAATCCAGAGGGAATATTTTCGGAAGCCGATCCCCCTACATTTTTAGTCAAAAAATATTTTTGAGAAGTGCTTCCGTCTTCTTCTGTAATACTTATTAAAGTAGGGCTAAAATTATCTACAAATCCGCTTTCTAGAGAAGAATTTGTTATAAATGTTTTTTCTACCCCGCTTGGCGCTGAGTTTATATGAAAGTATTCTATAGACTCTTCTTGCCAGTTTCCGCTGTCAATAGGCTCAGGCTCAGGATCAGGAGGATTAACAGAAAGTGTGACTGATCCTAAATAATATAAATTTTTATTGGTAAGCCCTAAAGCTTCAGCTTCAAAGCTCTCTATTTGCATAGCTTCGTTTAAATTATATATATTTTTAAAAGTAGTTCCTTGGAGCTCTGTTTCGAAGTCTTGTTCAAATATTAATGGATTTAAGTCGTGAATTTGGTTGTTAAATTGTCCTGTAATTTCTGTTTCGAAATCCTGTATAGTAAATCCATCTATAGCTAAAAAATGTAAATTTTGATTTGTTTGCCCCGTTTCAAAAGATTCGAAATCTTCTTTTTGGATAACAGACCTTTGATTAAAATCAAAAATATACCCACTATCAGAATATTCAGCTCCAGTTAAGGCGTACTCAGAATAAACAAAATTTCCAACAAATCTGTCCCCATTCTCTAAAAGCAAGAACGATTCGTTTTCTAACAACAGTCTTTCTTCAACAGTGTTTTCAAAATCTTCTCCCGTAATTTTAGGAATATCGAAATATGAATCTTTAAAATGTTGAATCGCAGAGTCTACTTGAGACTGAATACCGCTTACAACACTTGAAGGATGCTCAAAAGAAGAAACAGAACTTGCGCTGCCAGTAGGCAAAGACAAATCATATCCATCATAAGAAACACTAAGCTTAATAGTGTCTCTTGGAGTTATAGAAATGTTTTGAGAGCTTAATCCAAATTTAGAAAAAGAAAACGTGTCTAAATTGGCAAATCCCGTATCAAACTCTAAATTATAAACGCCTGTTTCTAATCCGCTACCAGTAAAAGACAAATACTCCTGCTCTATTGTTTGTACGTTTTCTATAGCTTGTAAATCAACAAAGGATAAAGAAACTTGCCTATCGTAATTTTCATTTTGCAAAAGACCTGTCACATCTTCGTATTCTTGCTCTGTCATTTCTATAGAAGCAGAAGTAGAATAAGAAACAGGCGGCAAAATTTTTACCTTGGAAGATTTTATAGACTCTATTTCGTAAGTCGGCTCTATTTGAAAATTAGCCGAAAAAGAAAAATCATCAATCGCTGAGTTTTTATTTAAAAAATTAAAAAAAATAGAATCCTGCCCCAAATTTAAATTATCATTATCTGCAAAAGCTGTTGCTTTTCTTAGATTTGTGGTAGGAGATAGATCGCCAAAAATTTTTAAATTAATATTTATTTCGGGCAATTGATTTGTTTTCATTGCTATAGAATAGCTAGAAATAGCAGCATCGTTAAAATCTAAAGCATTTTGGCCATAAATAAATTGTCCAGACAATCCTGCAAAACCCGTCAAGTCTTTTAAAAAGTCTTTTCCTAAATATTTTTTTCGTATAGAACAATCGATTACTTGAGGACTGTTTATTTTTCTATTTATCCCTTTGTTGGACAAAAGATAAGTCGCCTCTTGATTTGAGGAATAGCTAAAAGACAAGTTTGTTATACCTGTTAACAAAGTATTTTGCAAAATTATATAACTCTCATCCGAAGCCGTAACCATATTTTTTTTTACACCTTTTTGTTTTGTTTGTGATTTTTTAGATTTTTAATGTTGACTTTTTTATTTTTGCGTGTATAATATTAGCGATGAATCAATTATTTACAGAATGGGCCACCACAGCGACAGCAGAATGTAGTTTCTGTTTGGGGTGCAATATTTTGAAACGGTGATTTATTTTTTTGTTTTAATCATATTAAGCCCCAAGTCAAAAGCTTGGGGTTTTTTGTTCTTTTTAGTTTTATATATCGCAATGGTGTAATGGTAGCACGAGAGTCTCCAAAACTCTTTGTGAAGGTTCAAGCCCTTCTTGCGATGCCATTGGAAACTTAGTGTAGCAGGTCTGCACGCTTCGCTGAAGACGAAGAGGTTAGGGTTCAATTCCCTGAGTTTCCACCATTTTGGGGGCGTAGCTCACGTTGGTAGAGCGTCTGATTTGCACTCAGAAGGTCGTCGGTTCGATTCCGACCGTTCTCCACCACTGGTTCTATAGTTTAAGCGGCAAAACACGGGATTTGTAACCCCAAGTTGAGGCTTCGATTGCCTCTGGAACCCCCATTTAAGGCCCATTAGTATTATAGGTAGATCGCATCCCCTTCAAGGATGAGGAAAGAGTTCGAGTCTCTTATGGGCTACCATTTTTTTTAAGCTACTAATGGCAGAAAAGTTATGCGCTTGGTTGCAACCCAAGAGATGTGATGGCAGAATTCACTTAGTAGTCCATTTTTCTTGACAGATGTTGTTTTTTGGTTTTTTATAAAAAAATGAAATACAAACTTACAAGCGAAACAAGAACTATAAGAAACAAAACTCTTTACAGAATCGAAGCTTTAAAAGACTTCGGCAACGTTAAAAAAGGAGATTTGGGAGGCTTTGTGCAAAGCGAAAAAAACCTTTCTCAAGAGGGTTTTTGTTGGATTTATGACGAAGCTTGTGTTTTTGAAGGAGCTCGTGTTTCTGGCGGAGCTTGGGTTTATGAAAAAGCTGAGGTTTATGAAAAAGCTAAGGTTTTCGACAAAGCTCGTGTTTATGGAGAAGCTCGTATTTATAACGAAGCTTATGTTTTTGAAGTAGCTCTGGTTACTGGTAGAGCTCGTGTTTCTGGCGAAGCTCGTGTTTCTGGCGAAGCTGAGGTTCATGGAGAGGCTTGTGTTTTTGGAAAAGCTTGGGTTTCTGACAAAGCTGTGGCTTGTGCAAAAGCTCGTATTTATGGCGAAGCTTGGGTTTTTGGAGAAGCTTGTATTTATGGCGAAGCTTGTATTTTTGGAGAAGCTCGTATTTATGGCAAAGCTTGTATTTATGGCAAAGCTGAGGTTTTTAACGAAGCTCGTGTTTATGACAAAGCTGAGGTTTTTAACGAAGCTCGTGTTTCTGACGAAGTTGAGGTTTATGGAGAAGTTCGGGTTTTCGACAAAGCTTGGGTTGCTGGCAAAGATCGTGTTTCTGGCAAAGCTGACGTTTTTGGCGAAGCTTGGGTTTCTAAATAATTTTAAAAATGAAATACAAACTTACAAACGAAACGAAAACTGTGGTTGGCAAAACTCTTTACAGAATCGAAGCCTTAAAAGACTTCGGCAATGTTAAAAAGGGAGATTTGGGAGGCTTTGTGCAAAGCGAAAAAAACCTTTCTCAAGAGGGTTCTTGTTGGGTTTTTGACGAAGCTTGTGTTTTTGGAGAAGCCCGTGTTTATGGCAGAGCTTGGGTTTATGAAAAAGCTAAGGTTTTTGGAGAAGCTCAGGTTTTTGACAGAGCTCGGATTTATGACAAAGTTCAGATTTATGGCAAAGCTTTGGTTTATGGAGAAGCTCGTGTTTATGACGAAGCATGGATTTATGGCAAAGCTGAGGTTTTTAACGAAGCTCGTGTTTATGGAGAAGCTTGGGTTTATGGAGAGGCTTGGGTTTCTGGCGAAGCTCGTGTTTTTGACAAAGCTCGTGTTTTTGACGAGGCTCGGGTTTTCGACAAAACTTGCGTTTCTGGCAAAGCTGAAGTTTTTGACGAAGCTTGAGTTTCTAAATAATTTTAAAAATGAAATACAAACTGACAAACGAAACAAGAACTATAAGAAACAAAACTCTTTACAGAATCGAAGCTTTAAAAGACTTCGGCGATATTAAAAAAGGAGATTTGGGAGGCTTTGTGCAAAGCGAAAAAAATCTTTCTCAAGAAGGTTTTTGTTGGATTTGTGTAAATGCTCGGGTCTATGGGAACGCTCGGGTCTATGGGAACGCTCGGGTCTATGGGAACGCTCGGGTCTATGGAAATGCTCGGGTCTCTGGAAAAGCTCGTGTCTCTGGAAAAGCTCGGGTTTATGGAAGCGTTCGTGTTTCTGGACGAGCTCGGGTTTATGGGTGGGCTAAGACCTATGGAAACGCTTGGATACAAGGGAGCACTAAAATCTATGGAAAATCTAATGTTTCTGAACAAGCTTGGATCTCTGGAAATTCTAAGGTTTATGGGAGTGCTAAAATCTATGGGAATGCCAAGGTTTATGAGAATGCTAAGGTTTATGGGAGCGCTAAAATCTATGGGTTTTCTTATGTTCGTGACTCAACTTGTATTTTTTTAAAAAATGAATAAAACAAAACCCAATGACCGCACAACGCTGCTGTTAGATTACGGATGGATGCCTATTGGCATTTTAACAGCTCGCGCCACATTTAAGCATTTTTATAAAAACAGAA